GCTTTTATTTTTTAATAATATTTTTCACAATATATTATAAATGTATAAAGGAGGTGAAACTAATGATAAAAATGGAAAATGCAATAAATATCTTTACAGATGCATCTGTATTAGGTAAGATAGACAAACATAATAAGAATAAAGTATGTGGTGGTGCTATAGCTGTAGACTTTAATAACGGCAGAATGAAAGAATATCATTGTGTTATTGATAGATCTACAAACAACTATGGTGAACTAACTGCATTAGGACTTGGCATTCAATTGGCAAGTATTTACAAAGATACTTATGAGAGAATAAATATATTCTCTGATAGTAAATTATCCGTTATGAGTCTACGAGAGTGGATTTATGGCTGGATTAGAAATATGAATCAAAATTATAGATTATTATCTTCTACTGGAGCCGAAGTAGCAAATCAAGATCTTATTATCAGAATTACTGATAGTATAATTGATAATTTCATTCCAGGAAAGCATAGAATTAATATCTATCATTGTAATGGTCATATTTATAGTCCTAAAGACTATTATAAAGCAGTGAGAAGTTTATCTTTGAATTTTAAATACAGATTATCTGAAGAAGAATTTAAGATGCTTCAATACTATATGAAGATTATTCAAAGATGGAATAATTATATTGATGAATCAACAAGAAGTTCTTTACATACCATGCAATACGGAGTAGAGTATTTTGTTGATGTTGGTACTCTAAAACAATGCATGGAATATCCAATGACTTATGATTTATTAGATCAATATAGTAGAATTGTTTCAAATCCATATCAACTCTAAATAGGAGGTAAATTAAAATGACAGTAGCTACACTTTTTAAGAAAAATGGCGAAAATATTACAGGAAAATTCGATGAAGGTAAATTGATCATCGATGGATTCTTTATGTTAACTGATGAAAATAATTTGATTCATCTTTATCCAAAAGAAACTATTGAATATTTTGCTCTAACTAGCAATATCGAAGACTATACTACTTATTTAGACCAAAAAGGAATTAAAGTTCCTATTGGTATCAATAAATTTAAAGTATTAATTGGAGAATCTCAATTAGTTATCGATAATGCGTTCTTCTGTGAATCCATTGGTGATTATGTTAGAATTACTACATTTGGAGCACCAGGATATATTAATGAAGTATTCATTCAAAAAGAAAATGTGAATGATATCCAAGTTCATTATACTGAAACAAATCAAGAAAAAGCTTCTTTATTATTTGATAAGAAACTTTTAGAAAAGATTGATATGGGTGACTATTATGGTGAAGTAATAGCACTCTTATCTATTCTTTCTAGTTACGATATTAATGAAGATGATTTCTTAGCAATTTATGAATCTAACTATTATACTTTTAATATTAGTACAGACTTTGCAGATGCAATCAATCTTTATATTAAATCTAAATCTGAAAATCAAACAGATTCTACTGATTTAGCTGAAGAATATGGCGATACTATTTCCGATGATTCTATTAGTGAATGGAAATCTGTTAAACCAGAACCAGTAGAATTAAGTTCATACGATGAATTAGGCGAATTAGAATCAGAACCATTAAAAGATGAAGAAGATGATTCTACAGAAAAATGGGAATATGAAGGATCTACTGTTGAAGATATGGATGAAGAAGATGAATCTAAATATCTTAATGAAGAAGAACCAGTGGCATTAGAAGAAGTTGAACCTGAAGAAGAATTAGATGAAAATTCTAAACAGCAAGTTGAACGAATTCAAAAGGATTTAGATGATCAAAATATTAATCTTGATATGGAAGAGTTTATTAAAACTGGAAAGATTGCCGAAAGATATGATCAAGCTGTAAATGAAATCAATGATCTTATTGAATCTGTAAAAGGTATGGATTTTGAAGAAGTAAAACATAAATTAGGGTTTAATCGTGATTTAAGAGATCTATATGAAACCTTCTGCGAAGAATCAGATCTAACTATAAATTCAGATGAATCATACGAATCATTCTATGCATTTTTAAACGCTTAATTTTAGATATCTCCCACTAGGATCATAGAAATCCTAGTGGGATTACCTCTCTTTAATAATAGAGCTGAATATATATTATATACATGAAGGTTCGTGACCTATTTTAAAGGAGGTGAAGAAATGCGAATCATAGATTTTGTGGACTATAGTGGAAGTCCACATAATGTGCAAATAGAACCGTCAAGTGAAGAAGAGTATAGAACTTTTGGTGGTTCAGAAGTATTATTACATGAACACACAAAGGAGAATAAAACTATGTTAAAGATAAACCCAGGTATTGTATACAACCAAGAAACAGGAAAGGCTTTCATTGTTGATAGCCGTGGTATCTTATTACAAATCAGTGAAGCAACTGAAAAAGTAATTAGTAAATATGATTATGCTAAATTAGCAGAATTCATTGGCAGCAAAGTTAATGAATTCATTAATCGTGCATTCCAAACTTTAAGTGATATTGAAGAGCAAGAAGATCATAATCATCACCACCATGATCATACTTGCAATTGTGGATCCGAAGACAGATTCCAAAATCAAAATCCTAGATTGAATTTATTTAATAACTTAACCAATGGCGGTCAAGGTTATGAGGAACCTAAATATCAAAATAATGGTTATCCTCAACAACCAGTAGCACCAGTTAAAGGTAAGTTGTTTGAACGATTCACAAATGGCGACGCTCCTAAAGTACAACAAGAAGTATTTCAGGTAGACTACCATAGCGATTTTACATCAAGTCTAAAATACAATATTGATCCAAATACTGGAGCAGTTAGAGTATTCCATACTAAAACAGGAACTATTGATTTAGCAGATCAAGAAGAAATTGATGTACTTTATACAAAATGCTTACAATTCCGTCAAGAATATGATGCGATGCTTAGAAGTAAAGTAGGGCAACCTATATACACAGGCAATCCATTACAGTATATGATGAACGGAGGAAAATTCTAAAATGATTAAGACCTATTCTGATGGCAGTCAAGGGTTTGACTTATCAGATCTTAGTCGTCCTGAGAATACTGAATTCATAAAGAATACTATTAAGAATTCTAATGCAAGATTCAGAAATTCTTTTATATCTCAAACATTAGATCTTAGAAATGCATATATTAATAAACTTAATAGCATTGCGTGTGGCAATCCAGTTAGACCAGTTCCATGGAATGAGTCAACAGATGAAAACGAAATTCGTGAAATCTTAAAAGCTCATCCGGAATATGAATTAGATTATAATCTGGAATTATATGAAGAAAAAATGTTAGCGATGGGATTAGATCCAACTGAAGGAATGTTTAAGCAGTTTCCTCCTGGGATGCCAGTATTGTCATCTGGTCGAGGTAAACATATTGCTTATATGGAACAAGTTAAGGATGAAGAAGGATTGAATACACCTGAATTGGCGAACTTCTTGATTGGTGTATCCGATCAGAATGACCCAGAAATTACAAAGAAGATTGAAGAAGATAATACTGATTATGCTCAATATGGTTATAATAATTATATGGTAAATCAATATAGAATGACTTCAATGATAGGACAACCTCCAATATATCCAGGTACTTATGGACCTAAACTTAATAGAGAAAATCTAGCAGTAATGGTAGAAGTTCCTATTAGACAATATGGATATATTGAACCACCTAGAGATATTTCTAGAGAAATGCATGATGAAAGCATTCCTTATGAAACTATGATGCAAATCTATAACGATACCGTTAGATATACTAATGAATATAACGAATATATGAAAGGTGCTTGGTATGAAGCAAACAAGCAAAATATTTATAATCAAATTCGTGAGTTAGTAGATCAACGAAATGTATTAGTTAATTCCCCAGTTTGGTATATGCAACCACAAGTAAGAGCAAGCTGGGAAAAGGATATTCAAAAGTTAGATGCAAAGATTGCAGAACTACAACAGAATATTCCTAATTATCAACAAGATAGATTCTGGCAACAAGAACAACAAATGCTAGAATATAACTATCAAGCTAAAAAGTATAACGATAATAAGATCAAATATGATCAATATCGTTATGAGCAATCCATCAACAATAGACCTGGAACTCCACAGTTTGTCACAGTAGATGATCTATATAAACAAGGATGTTGGTTCAATCCAAATACAAAAGAATGGTTTGACCAATATGGTAGAAATCTGAATAGACAAAAGGCTGCTATTGAAGATGAAAAGAACAGAGCGAAATATATTTATGAAAATGAAGTAGAAATAAATAACCGAAGAAATCAGTTATTGGAAAATGCTTTAATGTATAATAATATGATTCGTGATGTAATGAGAAGTCAAGGATATGGAGAAGAAGAAATTCAAAGAGTTATTGATTCTGATCCATTTAGATTAGATTATAATCTAAACTATAATCCTGCCTATCAATCTGCTAGTACTTGGAATTCTTATATGGGTAGAATGTATCCATCTTATGAAAAGATTGATCCAGAGACTGGCAAGAATGTAGATGAATTAACTGCAGAGGAATTAGAAAACTATACTCAAAGAATGCAACTTAGAGCTAGAAATAATCAAGCAGCTAGTGCTATTCTTCTAACTCCTGAACAGTTAATGGCTATGAAACTTGGTGGTGGGGCAATGGCTAATGGTAGCATGAGAATGTGGACTATGAGAGCTCCATTGACAACTAAGCTTCAAGAGTTGAATGATAATTATGATGGAAAACCTAAAGGTATTCATCATATCTTCGACACAATGAGTCAAGTGATGCCTGCATATGAATATGCAATTAAGCATCATAGACCAAGAGATTTATCTGGATTCTACAATCATAAAGACTTTGATGATTGTATAGAAAACTTCGTTCATAAAACTCGTATTGGTAGAACTTCCGATCTATTAAATGAAATAGATAATAATCAGGAGTTTGCCAAAGCTATGAATGATGGAATCTTAGGACTATCTCTACCAGAAGAAATTGGATTTAACTATAATAAGCGTCGAGTAGAATATGATAATTCTATATTGGAGCAACTTCAGAAAGTAAATAAACCTCTTCCTGAAGGAGCTAAGATAAAAGATTATCATACTGAAACTTATAATGGTAAATCTATTAAGGAAATTCAAAAGGAGCAATATGGTAAAGCATTAGAGCGAGCAGCTAAGCTTAAATCATACTTCTCCCCAGATTTAGGAGGAACTTGGGATGCAGCTACAGTCAACAATAATTGATGATCTAGCTGGAAACTTAGATAACTCTAAAATCGATAAAAGACTTTTTGAAGTAGAATCTATTTATGATGGAGTAAACGCTGTTACTAAATTAGATTATGACTTTGAGAATCTTCAAGGGCCTATTGTATATGATATCTTTACGGATGATGAACTTAAAGTAATCGATAAGATTATTCTTCATCCTAGAGATAGGTCCTTTAAAAAGAAATTCCAAAAGCTAGATGCTATTATTAAACCTAAAGGGTTTAAGAGATCTGGATGTGGTACTAATCGTGTAGTGTATGAACCTCTCGATGATAATGTAGGATTTTGTGTAAAGATTGCATTAGATAGAGCTGGTAAGAAAAACAATCCAGATGAAATAGTCAATCAAAAATATTTAAAGCCATTTGTTGCTAAGTGTTTCGACATCAGTCCAGATGGCAATGTTGGTATATTTGAGCGTGTAGTGCCAATAGAGAATCTATATCAGTTTTGGTCAGTAAGAGATGATATTTATAGTATCATGGAATCTATTATTGGTCGATTTATTATAGATGACTTTGGTACTAAGGCATTTAAGAACTGGGGTCTTCGTAAGGGATTTGGCCCAGTTTTACTAGATTATGCGGATATGTATATTTTAGATCCAAAAATCTTATTCTGTAATCATCCTACATATTTTGGCTCAAACGATATATGTAGAGGCGAGTTAGATTATGATGGTGGATTTAATAATATCATTTGTTTAAAATGTGGCGGTATTCATATGGCATCTGAATTTAAAGATGGTCGTAAGAAGATCGCTTTGTTTACAAGAAAGAGAGTAATAGGCATGAGACCTAAAATTAGAATCTTTAAAAACAATGAATGTATTCTTGATACAGAAAAAGGTTATGCTTCTCAAACAGTAAATGAGGAGTTAGAATTAAATAAGCCTTCAGAAGAAGCTCAAAAAGAATTAGATCAAATTGAAGATCTTAAAGCTGAAGCTGAATCTATTGCTATTAAGAATCAAACTTTAGAAGCTAAAATCGTAAATGATCGATACGTGCCTAAAGTAAAAGTTCGTCGAATTGAAGAAGATGAACCTGTAAAGATCAAGATCTCAATCAGAGCTAATAATCCTGCGGAGAAAGAACAAGATAAATTCGCTGTAGAAAAATTAGATTTGAAACCTAGAGATCTAAGTCAAACTATGCATCAAAAAGCTATTAATATTATTAAAAATAGTGATGTAGAAGTTGAAACAACGATCCCAGAATCCCCTAAACATGAGGAAATGGTAAAAAATGATTCTGTAAAAGACATTAATTTAAATAAAGAAGAGGAGACTACTGAAGTGGTTAAATTGTTAACATCTGATGAAATTTTAGCTATGTCTGAAGGCTTAAAAGACGCCGCAGATGATCATAGAGAAGTTCAGGATACTGATGATAAATACTCTTATAATGAAATTTTAGAAATGGATAAGAAATTCACATATCTTTTGAAAGAAGCAGATGAGTCTAAGAATATGACTATTGAAAGTATTCTTCCAGCTTCATTTGCATCTTATACTGGTATTGATAACTTAACCAAACATGTAAACATTGGTCAATTTAAAGAATTACTTCATGATGAATTAGCCGATTGTGCAACTGTAATTCTTGATGCTAAGTTGGATTATGAAAATGACTTAGACGAAGAGGAATACGTTCCAAAAGCTCCAGTAAAGCAACGTACTCGAGCTCGCATGCAATTTAGTAATAATTACTAAGGAGTGAAATCTGATGAATCAGATTTGTTTTACAAAGGATTTTCAGTATGCATTGAATGCATCTATGAATCCTAATTTTAGAGTTGTATTGGTAACGGAACACGCTCCGTTACCTTTACAACAAAATGCTAATATTGTAAGATTACCAAATCTTCTACCACCATATTCTGTAGTATCAGAATATGTAGATAGAGGAGAAGATGCATTTATTGAAAGATACACTGATTATCTTTATACATTTGAGACAATCATGAATATCTATCTTTTAGGAAGTGCATTGTTAACAAAAAATATTATAATTTATACAACTGATGAAGAATGGGGTAACGGTGCTATCCCATTCATGGATGTATTAATTAGAGTAATGGTGGACATTTTACAATTGGATATGAATACTGTAACGAATACTGAATATGGTTTATTCTTTAATCAAACCATGTATACAATTTTCAATGCAGCCAACCAATTATTCATGAATGGATATATCAATAAGTCTAGTTTTGCTAAGTATCTTTCTATAATCCCTATTCCTCAAGGGGCAATGGAATATTATTTACAAAACATGATGATCGATACAACCGATGTACCGCCACAATTGTTAAATAATTTAGCCCAAAGTGTAATTAAAGCGCAAGCAGTAGACCAAAATCTAATGCCAGCAATGATTACAAATGAGGAGGCTTAAATGAAATTTGTATTTTGTACTGAACCAATCTATCAATATTATCGTAATAATCTTTATGATAATACTCAGGATATGCTTGATAGAAAGTCTATCATTGAGGGTGGATATGATGATATAAAAGATCAACTTTCTAAGTTAGATGAAAATATTTACTCAGTACATTTAACTTCTGCAGATTATCCAAGAAATCCGTGGAATCAAATAGGTCAACTTGTAAAAAAGTTGACCTTAAATTATTTGATAGAAGATCCATTATTTGATGAAGCCTTTGCTGAAATTATATTTAATCAATCTGAAGAAGAGTTCTTTGAATTCTTTGATTTGATTTATAAATTTTATAATGGCAAAGAAGTCTTCGTTATTGTTGGAGAAGATGACTTTTCTGATATGGTAAACCAAATGGTTTGCCGAGTTATTAGAAAAGCTTATGGTATTCAACCATCTATAGTTTATGACTTGGATGATGTAATGAATCTTCGAGATGATATCAATTTTTCTCAAGAAGGAGCTAGAACTTTCCATATCCAGCTCCCTAAGTATTTTGAGTTATTAGGTCGTAGAGAAAGAGAGTATTTGAATATTTGGTATCCATTTGATATGACCAATTATACAAATGCATTTGGTTAATTATCATGTATAATATTAATTTAGCGCCATATTTTAGTGATATAACCATTATGATTCAAGAGCATATCTGTGTATATTATGCAAAAGACAACAGTATAGAATGGGTCAATTATTTCTTAAAGGATAATAATATAGATAATGATAATATCTTAGCAATCATTGATGGAAAATTGATAACTTATAATGTAGATCCAATACGTAGCGACGATTATATAGTTTGTAAAGAATATACAGATTATATTCGTTTAGATAGTATTGTTATATTAATGGCTAGGGATATAATTAGATCTACTAAAGCCATATATGGTATAAATCCGCCAATAATTGATTTGCATAAAGATTATATGTTAAAATTCATTGAAGAAATAGTCAGAATCCTTGGAGTAGGAAATGTAGATTTAGCTATAAACAAAATAAAACAGTTTAGAGGTGCTTATCTGCATAGAGAACTTCCAAAAGAATACTATAGAGAATTCAATAGCTCATCTAAGTATACAGTTATTGATGATATCTGTAGATATGGTTTGATTGACATTAATGAAGATCAAAAGGGACTGATTGATATTTCTTATAATGAAAAGATCATACGATACTTATATAGTCTAGTTGCAGGTCTATATTTAAAGTAAAACAATATCCCCATAGGAGTTTAACTCCTATGGGGTATTTCTTTTTTATTTTTTGCCTTTAACACTCTTAATGGCAGAATTGTTTTTAGCCGCATAAAGTGAAATATTCAAGAATATACGTTTAGCTATCAAGTCAGGGATAGCTTCACTCTTATAGAATAATTTCAATTTATTTATCATCGTATCCGAAAGTCTGATAGCAACTTCATTAGATACGAATAATCTAATCTTCGCTTCGATATCTTCATTGATATAAGTAATACTATCAATAGCATTAATAATAGCATACTCATTAATAGCATCGTTGATAATTCCATCTAATGCACTATTAACCTCGTTGATATTAATTCCAATAGATAACTGCAAAGCAGTTAATTCATTATCAACTCGTTTAGAATAAGATTCAATATATTTTTTTATAAGTTTATTAGCTAAAAATATAACTACAAGTAATAAGATATAGTTAATTATTTGCTGAATGGTTAACTCCATATTCATTCATGACACTCCAATCTTGAATTCTATCTCTAAGTTTTAGGAGTTCACCAGTTTTAGTATCTCCTAAAGAAATAGCATAATTAAGATAATTTATTAACTTGTTTGCTATTTCAATAGTTATACCATATCTATAATCTTCTAAGAATTTAGGCCAATTACCAATACACATATCAGGATGAATATACATTCCATTTGCATTATGATATAATTGGTGAGCAGTCAAAGAAAGCATAACCAATTGTACTTCATTGCTAGTATGAACTTTCTTAAGCATATTAACTAAATCATAAGATGTAATATATCCGATAGTATTAATCGTATGCTCTGTGATAATAACAGCAATATCGAATATAGTAAGCATATTATGATGCATTTCTATAGTTGCCATTTCTGCAGAGATATTACTATGCAATTGACAATGGTCTAATCCTAAATTCATTAGATAAGACTTATAGTTTTTATAGCATCTAGATTTTCTAAATCTAGAGATTGCATTCTTTATAAAGTTTGAATATAAATCAATATCCATCAACGTATATTTAGTTTGATAGAATGATAATTCATATGGTACATATGGAGAACGAATAGTCGGATTCACCGGATCTTTTCGTAGCTCCAAGTCAGGAAATTCGTTCATTTTACTATGCTCCTTGGGTATTAATTACTACCTATATGTTAAATATAGGCCTCTATATGGGTCACATATTATTAAATTACATATAAATTCTCTCTGGGAGGAGGATATTTATTTTATGAAAGAAGCTAATATGGGCAAAGTTTTTACAGACTATCCGTTTGTAGATGTCCTAATATATTATGTAAAACAGTTAGCTATGCATTGCATAGTAAAATCTGAAACTGAAGCTTCTGCAGCCGAAACTCTACGTACTGAATATATGGGAGACCTGTTTATTCAGTCTATTGAAGGAACTGCGGATTGGCGACTATATGATTATAACCAAACAATATTATCTAAGATCGGATTACCTGCAAACTTAATGGATGTTTGTATTGCAGATCCAGATAATATTCCAGAGGAATTTAGAGAAGCTGCTAAGAAAGAAGCATCTGATAATTTCTTAAGAAACTATATTGAGGAAAATGAATACTATCGTAAGATTATGGGTCTACCAACACTTGGAGATTCTGGGTTATTAGTCCCAGAAGAATTCCGTATAACTAATATTGGTGTAGACTATAATATTCCTCTTCATTTAATGAAAGATTCTGCTATTAGTATTTTAGAAGAACGTGGTATTTGGGATAATATATTAGCAAGATATACAGATGATAAATATGCATATCTTAAATATATTAAATCTGGTGTTGATAACTATAAAGCTAGAAAAGCAGAAAACTTCCAATTATTATTCTTACCGAATATCGATAATACTGTAGTAAAAGAAAAGTTCCAACGTAGATTCTCTGTTAATAGAGCTTATGCTTTAACTACACTTTATTCTGAAGCTCATAAATTTGATAGTAAATATTATGATGCTTGGATGACAATCTTCATCATAGTTCAAACTATGATAGATATGATTTCAGAAGTACAAGATCATATTATTAATTTGGATGTATTTGATGAACGCTGTGTTCGTTATATATTCCAATCTCATGGTATACCATATTATAATGAAATTCCTTTATATTATCAAGTAAGAATGATGCGGAGACTTCATGAATTACTTAAATATAAATCAACTTCTAAATGTATGGTAGATATTTGCTCTTTATTTGGATTTGATGATCTTAGAGTATTCAAATATTATCTTTTAAGAGAACGTGTTGTAGATAAAGATACAGAAGAATATGTATTTAACTACAAAACTAAAAAGATATTAGATACAGATCAAAAGATCCAAACTCATAAAGAAGTAGTTACAGGATTCACTGGTAATAATATTAGAATACCATTCCCATCTGAAGGCTTCCTTGCTAAAGGCGGAGCCATGATGATTAACTTAGATGGTAAACGTATTCGAGAAGATCAATATGAAATTGTAGATGGCAATCTACGATTTAAAGATCCAAATATACTTCAAGGGAAAACTAAGTTAGAATTCTTATTCTATTCTAATGATTCATTCAATGAAAATATTAATGAATTAGATAAATATAAGATTATAACTGAAACTAGAAATTTCCCAATAACTGATAAAAATCAAAAGGTATTTAATATAACCTTCCCAGTTGCAGACTACTTTAAAAAAGGTGGTATCATATTTGTAACTGCAGGGTCTACATTTATTGATCAAAAGCGTTATACTTTAGATCTAGAAAATAATACATTAACTTTTAATGATGATGAAGGTAATTGGTATGAAAAAGGAGCTAGAGATATCTCCATTATTTATATTCATTCCGATCAATTCCAAATTAAAAGTAAGGTATTAGAATATACATATCCTGGACCTAGCCAAGCAATACCAAGCTTTGATATTCCAGAACCATATAAAGATTATATCCGTTATGGTGGTGAATTCTTTGCTCTCCAAGGTTCAGTATTATTACCTAAAGATAGATACTTTATCAAAGATAAAAACTTCTCATTTGTATCCGCAGATGATAAGATTATCAAAGATAGGACTATTACTTTCAATAATATTTATACTGAAGGTAATGAAGTCGAAATGGAAGAATCTTGGTTTGAAACCAGGGTAGATATTCCTGGCGTTCAAGATTATAAAGTTACTGTACCATTTGAAAACTATACTGAAAGTGGCTATTTACTTGAAGTATTCATTGATGGTAACAAAGTTAGATCATCTGAATATACATTCTTAAAGAATAATATTAAGATTATTGATCAAACTAAAGTAATGAGACCTGGTGTAAGAATTCAAGTTCATTTTGTTTATGCTAAAGATAGAACTAAAGCTAAAATTAGTTCTTTAAGCATTCCAATTGAAAAGAAAACTTATGCATTTAAAATCAAATTCCCATATGATGGTTATGAATATCGTCATGATAAATGGTATTTGACTGTAGATGGTATGATTATCGAGCCATCTAAATATAAATTGACTGGTAATGTATTATCATTCAATGATCCACAATATTATCTAACTTCTAAAAATGTAGTAGAAGTTAAATTCATCAGATATGATGAAAATACATATTCTATTCACGTTACAGAAGAAGATCTATTGGTTAGAGATCAAGAACAAAAGTTATTCACTATTAACTATCCATTCTATAATTACCAACGAAGTGGTAATGGTATGATAGTTACTGTAGGTGGAGTTGTTGTTGATCCAAGTAGATATACTCTATTAAACAATACAATTCAATTTGATGATACTGTAGTTTTAGATAAAGGACGTTCAGTTCACTGTATCTTTGTTTATAATTCAGTATATGATAATTTCAATAATTATATCAGAAGTGAATATAGTTTATATGATCTTGCTAATGGTAGCAAAATCGTAAAAATACCATTCCCTTATGATAACTTCTTAGAGTCTGACAATAATAACCAAATGGAAATTATGTGTCAAGATGGAACTCTATTAGAAGAGAATGTAGATTATGAAATTATAGATGATCAAGCTATATTTAGCGATACATCTAAAATTCTTTCTCATGGTAATAATATAATCTTTAACTTTACTTATATTAATGCTAAGAAGAAAGAAATCTATATTGAAGATACATCTAAGAATTATGATCTAAAGTTTGTTAAAGTTCCACTAAAACACTCTGCAGATAATTATCTTAGAGACCAATCTAAATATATAGATTATGATAGATTTACTGAACCTGACTGGTTATGGGTAAATGAATTTAATCCTGTAGATATAAAAAATAAAATTCTTGAAAAAGAATTTAACTATGCTCGAACTAAATATATCTCAATTGATACAGTCATGTCTATGAATAATCTATCTTTCATGATTCCATACTTCTTTAATTTATTCTTTGATAATTATAAATTAGAAGATAGATTAAGATTACAGCTTCCAAATATTAAGCAAGATAAAAACTATAAATTATCTTCTGTATTATGTATGCTATTCTCTTTATCTTATGCTTATTATAATATCGAAGATACGATTCAAGATGAAACAGTTCCAATTATGTATATTCAAGGATTTAACTTTGAAACTGATTTAGCTATGTTGAAAAGCGATATCCTTAAAAAATATGGTTATACATTTGAGGATCTTAAAATTGGAGAATTTGAAAAACATAATTCAAGCACTACAATCAAAGGTTTGATGAATATGTTTGAGCATAATACTAAGATTTATGATACAGTAGTAAAAGGAATGTATTATGCAGACAATAAGAGAATCTATGATGCATATAAAGCAGTATATAATGCTCTTATGATTCGTAAATATTCTAAGAAGTTCTTTACGACTAATGGCGTAGACGTAGCTAGAACTTATAGTGAATATCTATACTATCAAGATAAAGATCTTTATAATATTATCGAATATGCTAAATCTATTGGCGATGATTCTGAACGTAAAAAATATATCACAAATATGATCATGTCAGTTGTTGGATATATTGAAATCTATTTAGGATCATCTGAATATAGAGAATTATTTAATAGCTTACCTGGTATTGGTATCGATTATATAAAAATGTATGTATCTAAAGTTATTGACTTCTTTAAATCTTATAAAGTAGAAATAGCCGGATTGAATACAGTATATAATTTCAATAACCGATATAAACAATATATCAAACCTATTGATATTATTAAATTATTAGTTAAGATGCCATTAGAAGATTTTGAATTATTCTACGATGGCTTTGAAAAATATATAATTAAGTCTAGGAAATATGATAGAGTAACTCAAGAAGATATGATCTTTATTATGAGATACTTCATGAAGAAATTCAAGTTCAAAGACTTTGGTGTTAATGAAAGAGATAAGAAAAATAAAGTTAAGATATTTGATAAGAATAGAATTCATTCTGTCTTAGCTAAATATGATGATCTCCGTCATTTAATTACTAAAGAAGTTTTAACTTATTTATCTCGTGTAAATATCTTTAATGATATCGTATCTGATATATTTGATATTATTAAACCTAGAATTAAATATAAACCTAAAGATAAATATAATATGATTGACCGTATCTATATAGATACTTACCATAAAAAGCCTTAAAGGTCAACATAATAATAAATTTTAAGAATTAAATTGGAGGTAAATATAGATGCGTGAGTTAAACATCGCAGAATTTAGTCACTTCAATGATAAGACTAATGTAACAACTGCAACTCATAGAGGAACAGACGTTAAAGTCTACGTTGGTGGCACTGATATTCTATTATATCGCGGAACTAATAAGATTATTCTTCCTGGTGCAGAATTTACTGCAACTCAACACTTTGATATCCCACGTCAATATATTACTCCATCTTACAACACTGAACTTAGCTTAGAAAATTCTGTATTTGAAACTCCAAGTACACCTGAAAAAGTTTATTTGTTCTGCGTTGGTACAGATGGTTGTGGTCGTGAAAACTCTCAAGTATATGAAGTAAACTATGGTAAATGGTGTGCTCCTGAATATTTGGTACCATTCCGTTATCCTTTGATTACTGAAGATATAACTGAAGCTAAAAAAGAAATCTACCATGGTCGTAAAGTAATTGGTAACCGTGTTGCTTACTACTTTAAACAATTCGAATCTAAACCAGTTAAAAAGGTTCGTTTCGAGGATGGTACAACAGTTGATGCTACTGTATATAAATCTACAAAAGAATCTGAAATTGAAACTTTCGTAGAAATTAATCTTAAGATTACAGAAGAAGAATGCCGTGAGTATTTCATCAACACTGTAGGTATCAATGAAGCACGTATTAACACAATTTCCTTGTGCACTGCTTGGAAGAAAGAAATCAATGGTAAAGAATACTATCAAGATATTCGCCCATTGACTAAATATAATATGCCTAATGAACAATTAATCGAACTTTCCAAAGGTTTAGATATTGTTTATCAAATTTATTATTAATAAAAAATATCCCCATAGGAGTTCAACTCCTATGGGGTATTTATTTTTTATTTTTCACTATTTAGATATTTAGATAGTATGTAACGGGAATTGATATCTTTAACAACTTCATCTACATCTTCTGGATCCATATATTGAAGAACCATTTCTGCCGCAGAGTTAAGCATTAATTTAACTGCAGATTCATCTTTAGTTAAGAATAATCCACCAGTAGCAAAAGATGATAATTTATCAATCTCCTTATTTTGAATACAGATAGACATAAATAAAATTAATAATTCTAAGTTAGCTAAGTTATTAGTATGAGCCATAAACTCAATAACTAATCCTAGAACTTTATCAAATACCGCAAAAGTTTGTCTAATAGCCAATAATAAACATTCATAGCCACCTCTGGATAAATTTAATTCAGGGATAGGAATATATTTGGTTAAGATATTAATATTTTCATAAGCTTCATTTTTGATAGCAATATATAATAACTCATTTGTATCAAAATTTACAGAAGAATAATTAGAAAGAATATCATCTAAGATAGCTGAATATTTTTCTTTTTCTAAAACTGCTTTAACAATTTGATCAAAATTATATTTTGTATCGGTTTGGATGTTTATTAAAAATAATAATCTATCATGTTTATCCGTAATATAAATCATATCATCAAGAAGGCTATTTAGGCTACCTGAACCATCACCCTTCCGATTATATTTAGAAGCTATTTTATTAAGTAAAGTCATTCTATTTACCTCCAAACCAATAAGTATAGGTACATCCAATTTAATTGGATGTACCTAATATTATTATTTATATGATTTAAATGGATTGATTCTAAATGCAATCATTGCTCTATTCTTATGAGTATATTCTTTACTACCAGAGAGTTTCCAACCTAGATAGATATCAAATAGGAATTCTTTTTCAATATATGGAATACACCAATATTCAGAAGACTTAATACAGAAATATCTGTTGATTCCTTGAGAATCATTTAAGAAAGATACACAGAAATCTTTACCTTTACCACGTTCAGATTCCAATACTATTTGAGCATCACCAACATAGTCAATGCCAAGCCAGTAATATGCAAATCCATATCCTGTATTTCTATATAACCAAGTAAGTCTACAGAAATATCTTTGAATACGTTCGATAATAGTCATGTCTTCACTAATAATTTCTATATATCCAGGAATCATTTTTGTATCAGTCTTAACTTCTGGATGGTAAACGTAATATTTAGTAAAGTCATACTTAAAGATAGATAATACATGATTTTCATAAATCATCCAATCTACATCTAAGCAATTATCGTATGTTTGCCACAATCTAAAGCATTTAGGTAGATTACCATATTTATCAGCAAATAGAACTACTATAGGATTAGTAATATAACAAAGTAGCATAAATAGTAATTGAGCTACTACACAAACTATATATTCTAAAGTGGCTAATTCATATAAGTATTTAAATGATTTCTTTGTATGATCTAATTCCATCTATTAGCTCCCACTTTCTTCAATACCAATAGCTTTGAATGTACCATTAGTACCAAGACGAGCTTTTTCTACACCATTGAAGCTAAATACTAGAGAACCATCATTATCTGGAATAATTTTCCAACCACCGGATAAGTTCAAAGGTTGACCAGCCGCAATAGATGCTTTAGTTACAAATAGATTGTCCATTTCTGTTCTATTATATAGATCAGCTAATTTCTTATTTTGATATTTAGTTACAAAATAACGATCATCACTTTGTTCAATAATAGATGCAGGTAAAGTTGCAGGAAGAGTATAATGGTTAGCACCAGCTTCGATACCATCTAATTTAGTTTTATCTTCTTTACTCATTTTACCATCTACATTACCAGAAGCCAATGGAATAGAGTTAGCAGAGATAGCAACCCAGCTCTTACCATCATAACGATAAGTTGTATTATCAGATGCTACGTTTACAGTCCAACCTTTTTGAGGATTTGGATATGTAGTAGACAATGCACCAACAGAGTCAACTGTTTCTTTCCAATCCAATTCAGATTTAACCGCATTGATCTTAGCATCAACTTCTGCTTCAGTAATACCACCATTAATGATACGGTCTTTTTGAGTTTTAGTCAAGAATTGACGATCATTAGTTTCAGTGATCATTGCTGCAGGAATACCAGTAATTTCCATGGATACGTTTTCAGAACCATCGAATGCTACTGTACCGCCTTCGATACCAGTAAGAGTAATATTTCGTTTAGTATTTAATTTACTTGCGGTAGCGGCATTTTTAGAAATATTAACATCGATCATATCTGGGTTACGAGCTTCAACTACATGACCTGCACGGTCTACAGTTACAGCTAACCATTCTTTAGCAGATAAGTCTTTAGATGTATTTGGATGAGTATATACTGTATCTGTGAATTTAGCATTAGCTGGAACGTCAGCATCTACAGTATGACCATTAATACGGCTTACAGAGATATTAGAACCAAGTTCAGTCAAGTTGATTGCTAATTCAGTTACGTTTAATTCAACGTCATTAGTACCATCAATGATAATTGGATCAGCTTTGATCTTACCAGATACAGTCATTTTAACAGGACGTTTAAACTTTTGTGCAGTAAATGCTTCTACGTTAGATTGCATAAAAGAAATTGCATTATTAACGAATTTAGTTGTAGCAAGTTGATCTGTGCTAGTACCAATTTCTGCAGTTGGTGCTGTAGGAACACCAGTCATAATTGGCGATTCTTTTAAGAGCAAACTATTAAGTTGAACGCCACTAATTTCATCAGCAGATTGAGCATGAGATGCAGTACCACTAATATTAATAGAGTAAGTACCAGCCAATAATTCTACAGGTAAAGTACCTTTGATTGCAGTAACATCAACACGGTCAACTGGTAATACTAAATCATTAGTACCATCAAATGCTACAGGTTCAGAATGAGCTTTACCAGAAATAGAAATATTTACTGGGCTAATTAATTTACCAGTAGCAAGAGATTTACTTGGAGTATAAGTTTTAAGAGCCCCAACTACGAAGTTAGTTGTTGCTAATTTTTCACTAGCATCACCTTGAGAAGGTGTTGGAGCTGTAGGAACACCTGTAAAGTTTGGAGAATCATTAGGAGCTTTACTATCCCAATTATTTCTATCAACTGCAGAGATGTGAACTTTTTTATCAGCAATATGTCGATTTAAATCATATGTAATTAGATCAGAAGATTCTAGAATTCTTTTCTTTAGACCAGGAGTGAGATCTTCAATATCTACTTTATCGAAGTTACCATTAAAAACTTCCATTTATTTTCTCCTTTCGAATGCAATAGATAATCAGTTACCTTTATGTTTTAACAATACAGTAACCCCTGGTTTTGCTTATTTAACCGTTATTAGGGGTAAATAAATTACATAAAGGAGGTCTTATATTGGGACTATTACGAAGCTTAAAAGCTAACATGGCCTTAATTTGTATGGGGTTTGGCTTGCTTGCTGCTACATTAGTTTTAGCATCTTGGTTATATGGCTATTGGTCTAATGGCCTATATGGTACTAAGTTTGAAATTGATAGCTGTTGGCAAGGTCTATCTGCATGCGGTGTAGGCTTAATTGGTTTATTCAAATGGTTAGTTGATAGCTCTAAGAACTCTCCAGAAGGAGAATTTCCTATTGCTCCACGTGGTGGATTAAATACAATTTTAAGTCCTTTAGATGCAATGATGCCAACTGCACCTGCAGAAGAAGAACACGTTAAAGTTGTTTTAGAAAATCCAGAACCAGTTAAGAAAGCTGAAATTGTTGAAGAACCTAAAGATCTTTCTACTACTGATAGCTTAGTAGATATGGCTAAAGATGCTGCTTTAGAAAAAGCAACTCAAAAAGTATCTATGAAAATGCACGATCTATTAAAGAAAAAATAATAGGGGGATTTTTATATGGCAGAATTTGGCTGGTTATCAGCAAAATATGAATCCGATGGTGACGCTGGTACAATATCCAGTGGTTGGGGTGATCCAGGCGGTAAATCCTATGGTATTTATCAATTATCTAGTAATGCTGGATCTTTGGAAGAATATGTAGATTGGCTCCAAGAAAATGAGTATTGGTTTGGAGCAGAGTTAGCTAAACATGAACTAACTTCTGCAGAATTCGATGCTGCTTGGAGATGGTTAGCATACTCCGAAAACGGTCATGACTTCAAAGAATCTCAAGATCGTTATGCCATGAGCGTTTATTATAATCCAGCAGTTCGTTATTTACGTGGTGCTGGTTTTAATATTGAAAACCATCATGACATCATGAAAGAAGTTGTCTTCTCTCGTGCAATCCAATATGGCCCTGGTCAAATTGTAGATATGTTTACAGATGCAGTTCATTATCTTGGATGGCCAGATCTTTCGTATGTAGATGCTGAAAGATTTGATTATGATATGGTAATGAATATTTATCTTAAAGTATGCTCTTCTTGGGAATGGAATCATTCCGCATCTAGAGATTCTTTAAATTACAGATTTATGCATGAATGTAGAGACGTATTAGATGTACTCGAAGCGGAAGCTTAAATAAAATTACCCCAATGGATCTTGGTATCCATTGGGGCTAATTGCCTATTTTGAACATATACGTAATAAAAATTATTACGTAAAGGAGGATAAATAATGGCAGAATATAGTTCAGAATTGGATAAGATTACATATGCTGAATTAGCCTTATCTCTTCAGAATACAATTAAGAATAATCTTGCTCATACTAAAGATCAAGTTATTCATGTAACGCAAGAAGATAAAAATAAATGGAATCAAATTTCTGATATCCCAGAGGCAACAGAAACCAAAAAAGGTGCCTTAACGCCTCAAGAAAAAATTAAACTTAAAAATATTGAAGAGCGAGCAAATAACTATACGCATCCTACAAGTGGAGTTACTGCTGGCCAATATATCCAAGTAGAAGTTAATGCTGAAGGTCATGTAGTGGCCGGACATAACCCTACAAAAATTAATACTACATGTGAAAATGCTGATAGACTTGGTACTATTCCAGCAGATTCATATGCTAAAGTAAACTCTCCTTCTTTTTTAGGTATTCCTTTAACAACTACTCCTAAACCAGATGCTCCATCTACTCAGATAGTTAATATCGAATATCTAAATAGTCAACCTACATATGTAAGACAAAAGACTGCCCCAGAAAAAGCTCTTAGTGGTAAATTATGGATTGGTAATAATAATTGTCTTAATGCATATAATAATGATGGTTGGCAATCTGTATTCTCTGAAGTAGCATTATCTATTAATGCTCTAAATTCTGCAGTTGATCAACCAACTTCTCCAAATGACTATTCTGGTCAATTGAAGTTCACTGGTAAACGAAAAATTACTGCATTGAATTTAACTAATATAAAAGCAACAACTTCTGAATATGCTACAGTTATTGGCATGCGTGCCGATAATAAAGAATTAGCATATGAATTTATTTGTATTGATAATTATATTTATATGCGAACTGGTAAAGGTGATACATGGAATAATGCTATCTCCATTATCAAAGACTAAGAGAGGGTAATATAATGGCAAAGAATATGGCCCTATCTTTTAGGGAGCAAAATGGTAGTTTTGATAATCAATTAGATAAGATTACCACAAAAGAATTAAATACTTTATTGAATGAAAAAATCAATAATGCATATGCTCATCAATTTGATGAAGTAAAACACGTTACTGCTGAAGAACGTACTAGATGGAATAATATCGTAAATACGTTCAATCCTGCAACACAATCTACCGATGGTTTATTTTCTGCACAAGATAAAGTTAAACTTGATGGTATTGCTACTGGAGCAAATAAATATGTACATCCTCAAACTGGTGTAGTAACTGGTACATATACTCGTGTATCTGTTAACCCAGAAGGCCATGTAATTTATGCTGATAATCCAAATAGATTAGATATAACCGCAGCCAATGCAGAAAAACTTGGTGGAGCATTCCCAAGTGAATATGCTAGATTAGCAAGTCCTACATTTACAGGTGTAGTTAAGATGCCAGATGTAACTATGACATCTAATGCTAGCTCTCCTGTAACTATTAAGTTACTTCAAAGCTATGTAAGTGAACAACTTAATCGTAGCTGGCCTATCGGTAGTATCTTCATTACAGTTTCTAATATCAATCCTGCTAACTCTATTGGTGGTAAATGGAAACGTATCGCAGAAGGCCGTTGTTTAGTTGGTGTAGGAGAATCTCAAAATGTAGATATTAAATTACGTCAAACTGGCGGTACTTGGTCAACTCAATTAACAACAGCTCAATTACCAGCCCATAATCATCATATTAGTGGAAGTATAAATACTAATGAAGCTGGTGACCATAATCATAGATTACAAAAGAAAGGCGGCATGGAAGTAGATAGAAGTGGTAACGATTTACCATACACTGCAATTGATATCGGCGATAATACACCATATAATAATTCCTTCACTGACTTATGGACTGAAAATGCAGGAAACCATAGCCACAGTATAACTTTGAATTTATGGACTGATCAAACTGGTAGTGGTAATGCTGTAAATTTAGCACAACCATTCATTGGTGTATATATGTGGGAACGCATAGAATAGAAAGGTAGTTAATATGAATAAACAAATTGAAGAAACAAAAAGTTATCTAAAAAACTATTTTTATAATAATAAGAAGACTATTATCGTTGGTCTTTTAGGAATCATCTTTTGTGTATCATTTGGTGGATTCATTACATATCAAATTATGCAACGTCAAATAGAACAAGCAAACCAACGAATTGAAGATTTACGTGCTTCTCAAACTGATGAAGAAATGGCTCGTGAAATTCGTTTAGTTAAAAATGCAGTAGAAGATCTTAGACAAAATAAACCTGTAATTGAAAAGATTGCTGGAACTAATACTACTGAAATTCGTTATATAGAAAAAGAAAAAGCTGATGATCCAGATGTTGATATTCAACATGCTAAACCATCTGCTAAAGTTCGTTATAACGATCAAACTTATGATATTCCAATGCAAACTAAAACTACAACTTCTAAGAATTCTGATGGTACTGTAAAAATTACAGAAGGTCAAGAATTAACTATTGATACAACTGCAATTGTTAATCGTCAAATTGCAGCATATCAATTGAATATGGAAGATAAGCAACGTGAACTTGAAAAAGAATTGAAACACGTTAAGACTCAAAATAAAATCATTAAAGGTGTTGGCGCCGTAGCTGGTACCGCAGTAATTTATTCTGCTGTCAAAAACGCTCTAGATAAGCATTAAAAACATATTAATAGTTATCTAAGCGCAGCGAAAGAGGTGATCAACCCCATATGATTTCAGAGCTTAATGAACTTCTACATAACTTAGGAAGATTAATAAATGACTTTGGGCCATATGTATTTGGTTTGGTCGCATTATTAGTTATAGTAATCTTATTGTTTGTAGTTTTATTATATTTAGTAAAATATATAACTAAAGGTGGTAATAATAAAGAACTGACTGATCAGATAACTTTATTACAATCACAATTAAACAATCTCCAAGGTAATAATCAAAATAGTTTAAATCCTAATGCTATAAAGTTTACACCTGAGAGACAAGAAAATTTAATGAATGTATTTCTACGGATTAATAATAGTCTTAAGCATACTTGTAGAGAGTTGCTTAACGAAATAGACTCTGATAGGGTAGCATTTTATTTATTTCATAACGGGACCCATTCAACTAGAGGGGTTCCGTTTTTAAAAACTTCTTGTATTTGTGAATTCAGTAAATCTGGATATAATGCATATCATCTCATTCAAGAGCATAAAGATTTACCAATTTCATTCTTAGGAAGTCTTGTTTCTGACTTAGTTGAGAAACGAGAATTCGTAATATATAAGAATGATACTATAATGGATGCTTTCATTTCTAGAATCATTCTAAATGAAGAAGATAAAACATGTTTATTCTGTGGTATATTCGATCCTGATAGTGGTGAAGTATTAGGATTTATAACTGCAGAATTTAATAATGTAACAAAATTTGATCCTGATGATCTAAGAGAGAAACAGGAAGAATTGAGAGAGATTTCTAAGCGTACCATTTCGGCTATGCAAGTAATTTCTGCTTTAAAATAGAGGAGGATTAATAGTGGCTAAGCCAGATATATTAACACGCCTAAAAAATATCGATGGAACAGCCGGCGATGAAGAAATTGTAGTATTCTCCGGTTCCAGTGGATATAAAGTTAAATCTAGTGGACTTAGATTTGGCTCTGTTATGGAAATCGTTTCTAATAATAGAAATGTATTGTCCCATATCAACAATAACAAAATTCATGTAACTCAAGCTGAAAAAGAATCTATCACAGAAGCAGCTAATAAGGTCAATGATCATATTGCTGATACTACAATTCATATTTCTGCTGTAGATAGAGCTACATGGAATGCCAAAGAAACTGAAGAAGGGGCGCAACAAAAAGTAAATATTGCATTCTCGGTTGCTAATAAGCATATCCAAGATAAATCTTTACACGTTGTTTCTTCTGACCGTTTAAATTGGAATAATAAATATACGAGAGAAGAAATTGATAATAAATTCTCTCAAATGCAATATGATAATGTATGGAAAGAATCTGTAGATGTATTTGAAGAATTAGCATCTAAATATCCATCTCCTCAAAAGGGTTGGACGGTTACTTGTAACTCTGATAATATTACTTATCGTTATGATGGCACTAACTGGATTCCAATCTCTGCTAACTCTATCCCATTGGCTACAATTGCAGTTGATGGTAAGATGAGTAAAGAAGATAAAGCTAAATTAGAAACCGTTGAAATGAACGCCAACCATTACGTTCATCCAGACAATCCTAATGTAAGACACGTAACCGATGGCGATAAAGCATACTGGTCTGCTAAAGCAGAAGACCGTGTTGCTTCTTATCAAGCAAATGGTTTGATGTCTAAAGAAGATAAATATAAATTGGATTCTATTGAAGAAGGTGCAACAAACTTTGTTATGCCATCTGAATTGGATCCTCAAATTATCAAACAAGATGAAACACATCGTTTTGTAACTGATAAAGAAAAAACTGATTTTGCTAATAAAGCAAATAAGAATCTAGCTACTGAACAGCTTGACGGCTTGATGAGTCGTTATGATAAAGTAAAAGTTAATAGCATTGAAACTAATGCTAACTATTACGTTCATCCTGAAACTCATGAGGCTACAATTATTAAACAAGATCCAACTCATAGATTCGTATCTGATGAACAAATCTTAGCTTGGACTAATAAAGCAGCAGCTCAATTAGCTGATGCTGAGCATAATGGTCTAATGACTAAAGAAGATAAGGCTAAGCTGGATGGTATTGCAGCTGGTGCTAATAATTACCATTTACCAGAAACCTTGCCTCCTACAATCATTAAACAAGATGCTAATAATCGCTTCTTTACAGATCAAGAACGCGAAAAACTTAGTTTGAAGAAAGATATGTCTGCATTCGTTGTAGGCAGTGGTGTATTTAATGGTACTGAAGGTACTATTATTAACCATAGCTTTGGTAATACATCTTTCTCTGTATCCATCACCCCAACAACTAATCCAAATGGCCAACTAGGTGAATATTGGGTTAAGAAAACTAATACATTAGTTGTAGTATACTGCTCTGGTGCAGGTAAGAATATCGAATTCGATTATTGCTTAACTTATTATAATTAAAAAGAATACCCCATAGGAGTTCAACTCCTATGGGGTATTCTTTTATTTAAATGGATCTATTCCTGCATTGTTATTTGTAACTGTCGTAGCTTGAATACGTTTCTTCTTAGCATTATCTAATGTAATTAATGCATCATTGAAGTATTCTTTATTCATATAAACAACAAAGTCTGATAATACGTGTTCAACTGGAACTTTAGTGGTTAATTCCATTTTATCCCAATCTAAATCGTATTCATATTCTTCATTATTATTAAATACTTTGAAATCTAAGAATGCGGATGGAGAAATAAATGTTTTCTTACAAGCATTTATGATTCTAGTGATATTAATATCACCTTCAAAGATTTCACCAAACTTAATAGTTAAAGGCTTAGATTTATCTTCCTCTTCATATGTAGTAGTGATAAATTGATCCCAACCTTTAGAATTAGTATTAGGAATATTGGAGAAGTTAACTACATAAGTAGTTAATTGACCATTTTCATTAAATCTCATGAAATTATTATGCTTCATACTGAAGTAACAGAATATTTTAGGAGCTGGGAACCGCATTTCTGCATTGAAGTCAATATAATAGTTAGAAGTAACTTGATTTTGACGTTCACCATCATCGATATTCATATCAGGTACTTTTAGATGTACGTACATATTTGAAGCACGTAAGAAGAACTCATTTCTACCATTAATAGTTCTTAATTTATAGATAAATGGAACTTCAGAGTGCTTATTTAGATAAGCTAAGAATTTGAATGGTTCTTTAATAACTTTATTAGTTATATCTACATCAAATCCAACTTCTTCAGCTAAAGTATATAGCATATCATATGGTACATGGATATCCATATCAGTATAATATCCACTTGTAGCACCAACTTTATATGCCATCTTCATATACCTCATCAAATCTAATTGTTTTGCTTTAGTATTTACTTTAACCTTTACGTTAAATTGAAATAATAGTTGATCTAATGAAATACCAATATAAAGATCTTTCTCTAAGTCTTTAAAGAAAGTATCACGATAGTTGAAAGTTCTAGCATAGTAATTTAGATCATATTGATTTACATCAATACCATCTCTATTGAAATCTATATCCAGTGTAGGGATAATAGCAATAGCTGGTTTACCACGTTTAATTAATTCTCGTTCATTAATATTAGCAAATTCATCAAATAGATGTCTGCCATCGATATATACAGTTTTGAAGTATCCTTTATCGAATTTACCAAGAATCCAATTTTTAAAGAATTCCACTGCTACAGAGTATGCATGACTAGCACTAGGAACACATAGATTCTTTAATAGACTCTTATTCATCATTTGTCCAATAGTTACAGGGACAAGAGTTGTTGGATCAAATCTATATTTAGGATTATCAGACCATAATGTATTATTAGGGTCTTTCATCTTATCATTATTTGATATTTTCTTTTTAGGATCTAGGAATGTATGAACTCCTGGATCTGTGTCATCTATATTCTCTTGAATAAGAATAGGGACAGTGCCATCACTATCAGGGCCTAATGGTTCAGGTATATAAGTATCAGTTCTTAATGGCAATATCTTCACCCCACTTTATCAAAATTTACAAAAAAAAATATTACCGTAATGTTGGGGAATGACTCTTATAGCCATTCCCCTAATTACAGCCTTATTAACTAATTCTTTTAATAAGTACCGTGGAAGTATCATTACCGCCCATTGCTGTAATCACCACCTTCCACGATGATGATGGCTATCATTTCACCATCATCGTCTGGCATCAGTTCACCTGATGCCAGTTCCGGATCATCTTTAACGTCAGGCCGGAGCTTATAAAGCGCCTGACTGAACTCGGGTAAGAGTTCAATCTCCTTCACCGTAAATGGTTTGATTACACCAATTACAGTATTTAACAGTGGGGTTGCATCCCCAATTTTAAGGCATTTAATATCACCGGGACTTATCATGAAGTTCCAGCGTTGTAATACCGTTGTCATATTACCATCCTCCTTCGTGATTATAATATATAATCAGAAAAGGACGCTATTTCAACTTTTGTAACGCTTTAATATTATCAAGTTCTTTTTGTGTATAAGAGTATCTACCAATATAAACCATGCTATTAAGATTTACATAAGTATCTTTAAAGTGGTTTACTGCAGAGTTGAACTTACCATCATTACGTGAAATCATCATTGCATTTCTTGGGTTAAGAACTCTTGTAGCTCTTTCTTCGAATTGTTTATTGATGATATACATAATATTCATACAGTCACCATCAAAATCTGCACCTAATGATGCTAAGATTTGTAATGGCACACTCATAGTAAAATCATCTTCGTTAATGCCAACACAATACATTTGTAAAAGTGACCCATAGCTAATAGATGGGTTACGATTAATAATGAATGCGATACCACGAGGACGAGATTTGATAATATTATAAATGATATTTAAGATGAATTGATCTTTAATAATTTGAGATCTAAACCATCTCTTATATGCATCAGTATAACTCATATCTAGAGACTTAACTAAGAAATTAATAATAGTTTGCTCTAATAGAACTACTAATGCAGCATATGGCAATTTGATTTCATCAATCTGTAAAGTAGCATCTGGAGTAATAACAGCACGAGCAGTGAAGTTATATCGACCAGCCATTACAGAACGGATTGCACCTTTCTTACCGCGCATATCATTAAGAATAACAGTATAGATTTCTTGAAGACTCTTTTGAATATCAAATAATACGTCATTCTTAGTTTTATTACGACGATAGATATCCATTGATTCATTATTTACAATGGATACATTTCGTGCAATATTATTATACCATTTATTATTCTTAGTAAATGTAAATTGCTCACCAATTACATTTACCATACGTAAGAATAATGTATATACCGGTATACTATGAGTTAAGATCTTCTCACGATTCTTCATGAGATGATTATATAATTCAATCTTTTTAGGATTGCTTTTATTTTTATTTCGATAGAATTCTAGTACATCATCTAGATGTTTAGCAAAGTCAATCATGCCAATTCCATCGAATGGAGAATCTGGATTAATTTCTCTTGCTTCAAAGAATCCATCTTCATTAGCTTCATTAGAATATTGAAGAATATTATTCAATTTCTTACTACCAATGAAGCTCTTTAGAACTTCATATAAGTTAGGATGAATAACTTGGTATTTATCAGATAATACAATCCAACCAAAAATACCAAAGTCATCATCTACATACTTAACTTTATCATGACAAATAGGACATTCTTCACCATTATATAATGCCCCACGTAAATGACCACATTTACATCTATATCTATCTTTAAATGCATTTTGATCTAAAACCGATGCACCATATTTAGATGAGAAAATAGATGTATCAGATTTAACATCTTTCTTAGGATCTTGAGGATTCTTAATAAAGAAATCCTTACCAAGAATAATACCTTTGTCTCTTTCCTTATCTAGATCAATTACTTCTAGTCTAGTTTGATACTCATATTCTTTGTTTACAGGTTGAGTAGTTCTAATGTTTAACTCCATTTTATCTTATCTCCAAGCTTTTCTAATAATACTTCCAAATGTTTTCTTATAAGTTAAGCCAAGCAACTCTGTTGCTTCTTTTTCACTAATATTAAATTCTTTACCTAATTTATCAATTACGCCATTTTTGATATCATTAGGTACAGTATCCATGCTAACAATTTCAGACATGCATTTGATAAAATCTTCTTTAGTGATACTACTAGAAAGAAGAATATTTTCAACTGTCATTCCTTCAAGATAGAATAGACCAAAGTATTTATATTTATTCAAATACTTAGAAGTCTTTTCTATATTCTTAGCTTTGAATACAATATCAACAATTGCCTTAATTGGCAAGTTTAAAGTTTTATGAATGTCTTCAAGTAATACTCCTTCATTATAAAGGTTTAGTACTTGAGCTTCTGTGTTATTCAATAACATTTATTTTCCTCCCTTCTTATTACGCAATAATATAATATTTATTCAAGATAAATTTTATAGTATCTTCAGTAGTATTAAGTTCAGATGCAACTTTAGCTACATCGTTATATTTAATAAATGCTCTGATAGCAACTAAATCTTGAGTAAAGTTTGGATCTTGTTTAGCTAAGCTTTTTACAATAGTCTTAGTATTAAACTTATCGCCTTTAGCTCGTTTAATATAAGTGAAGTCTTTTACGAGCATAGGGTAAATACATTTACGAGTTTCTTCTAATCTGATAGTAGCCATATGTTTGCCTAAAGCAAGACTAGCACAGATATTTTCATTGAATATACTGCAAATGTCTTTTGTTAAATTAAATTTCTTAGAGATCTCTCTAAGAGTTAAACGGTCTTCATTAACAAGACGAATAATCTTTTCATAAGGAGCTACTTTATTAGCTACAAAAATATCATAGTCAGATTTAAGACGCATTGCAAATCTTGGAGATACATGAGATAATGCAGTTACTTCTTTTAGAGTTTTACCTTCAAGAAGAAGATTAAATGCATTAACTACGTTTACATAGATTTCTTTATCTGAATAGATTCTAGAAACTACATTAGAAACCTTAGCCCATTTAACACGGGACCCTGGTTTAATATTACCATATGTTTTTCTATGAATACCAAATTTATTACATGCGGAACGCAAAGCTTTAATAGAATATCCATATTCTTCAGATAATTTAGCAAGAGGAAGCTTTTTATCTACATAGTTTTCTTGTAACCATTCTCTGAATTGCTTATTAGAAGCATTCAGAGTTTTATTTAATTCTAATTGAATAAATGGATTAGAAATATATCGTTCAATGATAGTGATGGTTGCAATACCATATTTAGAAAGAATCTTGAATACATTTTCACCATCATTAAAGTCTTTAATCCATTTAGGAGTTGTTGAAAATTTAGCTTCGATATTTTTAGCACGATTGTAATGAGCATACATATCATCGTAAACATCATTAGTGATATCTAAATACACACAAGCTTTCTTTTTAGGAATATTACTTTCCCGTAATAGTTTGAAAGTCTTTAGCTGATTCGTTGAAAAGTTTAACATAACACGTTCTCCTTTAAAAACAAATATCGTTTCTAAATTTATAATATATAATTTATTATCATAATAGAATAATGACCCATACCCTATGAAAGAGTATGGGTCATTTTTCAAAACAAAGGATCTAACTACACCAAAAGTTAGAAGGATTTATGTCCGCCCACATCTCAAGGGCTCGGTGTGAGTCATGCACCGTACTTATTTGTTGCTAATATAATTATTATTTAAAGCCAAATGCTTTATCTGGATCCATCTTAGTCATAACAACTTGAGAGTCATGGAATGCCTTCATTGCAATCAATTTCAATTTAGATGCAACTTGTGGCATTGCAGCTCCGACATTAGTGATTCCTAATTTGTAGAAAAGATTACCAGCGCAATGATTGCATATTGTACCATCTTTAGCTTCACAAACAGAAGCAAATCTCATTTGTACATCTTTACCAATGTATTTATCTTTATTATCAGAATTAAGTTCTACTAACTTATTTCCTTCTTTAATAAAGCAATACATATATTCCTTGATATTTTGATCTGTTAGATGAACTTTAACTGTACGTTTTGTTCCACAATCAGATCCTTTAGGACCAACTTTAACGTGTTGATATGCAGGAAGCATTAGCTTCTCCCAATACCCACCAACTTCTGTTTTATTAGAACGAGAATAAGGACCTTCTGCTAGAGAGTTAGCAAAGTCAGCATATTCTTCTTTAGCAATACCTTCAATATAATTAGACATAATTATATTATAGCCTTTAGTTGGATCTGGGTTCTTAGTGATACCTTTCATGATAAACATATTTTTGAAGTCATTGTTGAAGCTACCACGAGCCCCAGAGTTATAAGTATCTAAAGCAATATCATCTTTAAGAGTTTCCTTAGCAAGTTTTAATAATTCATCTTGAATTTTTAAAACTACATTTGGATCTTTTGCGTCTAATTCTTTTCTATATTTCTTAACTAGATCTTTCTTAGCTTTACTAATCACTTGAGTGATAGTTAAGAGTTTCATAGAATATCCATTAGCCAACACTGATACATATGGCATGAACTTTTGAGTTTTCATGATAAAGTCTTTCAATGTAGATAATGGTAATTTTTCTTCTAAAATAGCATATCCAATCTTTTCGGTGATTTTACCAACCATTTTCTTATCAATACTTTGATTGATATATCCATAGAGATCGAATAGTTCATTTTCAATAAATACTTTATTGAAAACCCAAATTCCGACTGTTGTTAGGAATGATTCTTTATTCTTTTTACCTTCAGGGCCATAAGCTTCTTTTGGAACTGTAAAAGTATCATAAGTATTAAATCTTACTTTGCCATTGAAGTCACCAAAAGTTTCCATAATAAAAGATAATTTGGTTCCTTCTTCTTCAGTAATATTTAATAAGAATTCAATATCTTTTGGATTGGTGATAGTTTTAGCAATACGTTTTGCCATAGTATACCTCCTTATTATTACAATGTAGAACCTATATAAGCATATACCGGAAACATTAGATTAATATAAATTAACGCATATAAGGAGGCTCTTATGGCTACGTTTAATAAAGAGAATATGATCACTCTCAAAGAACTAGCTCCTAGTTTAGTAGAGATCATTACAAGTAAAGCAGCCCAAAAAGATTTGACTGCTCATATTAACAACCAAGATATGCATATCACTCCTAGTGAACGAACTAAATGGAATGCATCTCTTGACGATTCTAAATCTTATACTGATAGTAAGTTAGCTGATGTACTTGGCCCTATCAAAGACCAAATCGGCGGTGACTTAAATAACTTAACAACTTTGCTTGCTAAGAAATTAGACAAAACTACATTTGATTCTTTCCGTGGAACTCTTGCTCGTGTAGCAACTTCTGGTTCTTATAATGACTTGAAAGATCAACCATCTGGTTTGTCTTATTCTGATACAGCAAATAAAGCTCTTCGTGCTGACCGTGCAGGTCACGCTGATGAAGCTGATCATGCAACTCGTGCAGATGAAGCAACACATGCTTTGACTGCAGATAATGCATTACGGGTAAATGGCATTCGTGTTACTATCGATGCATCTTATCCTTCTAATCCAGAAAATAATAAAGAATTATTCTTCCACACTGGCGAAAAAATGTGGTACTGCTATTGTAATAATGCTTGGCAAATGACAGGCTCTGCAATCAGATAGAAAAATATACAGGGCTCAATACATTTCAATATGTATTGAGCTCTTATTTTTTCTATATAGGAGATTTATTTTAATGAAAAATTTTGAAGAAATTTACAGTGAATTAAACTCTGTTACAATGATCATTACGAATCGTTGTAACTTAGCTTGTGATTACTGCTTTGAAAGATCAAAGGGTAATAAAGATATGACTGTCGAAACTGCAATTGAAATTGTAGATAAGACATATAACAAACTTCCGACTCCGAGTGGAAGATTTACATATAATTTATTTGGTGGCGAACCAATGGTAAACTGGCCTGTAGTTAAAGCAATTCTTGATCATATTGATGAAAAGAACTACAATGCTCAGGTTGGTATTACTACAAATATGACTCATCTTACTGATGAAATGCTTGACTATATTGATGATAATGATGTATTTATTTTAGCATCTATTGATGGTATTAAAGAAGTACATGACGCTCATCGTGTAGATCATGCTGGTAATGGGTCTTTTGATACTGCAATCGGAAATATCAAGAAAATGATTGACCGAGGACTAGCTCATTTAGTTGAAGCTAGAATGACTATAACTCCTGAGAGCGCAAAATATATGTATGATGGAGTTAAAATGCTTTTAGATCTAGGTGTAAATAATATTTGCCCTATTGCAGCATCTGACTTAGAGTGGGATGCTCAATCTCTAAAAGAATACGAAGAAAACTACGAGAAGGTTTTAAACCTTTACGTAGATATTCTTAATGATAAAGACAATATTAGAAATATCAATATTAAGCACGTTGATGATATTATTGGTACTGCATTGGAGCCAGAAACAACTGATACAAAGATGTGTCATATTGGTAATAAATATTGGTTATGTGTAGACTGGGATATGAATATTTATCCTTGTCACAATTTCCCAACTACCGATTTAGATTTCTTAAAAGAAATGAAGATCGGTAATATTAGAACTGGAGTAGATGAAACTAAAGTTTCTGATAATGCACTCCAAGCTAAATTTGAATTAGATCGTTGTAATGGTTGTGAAGCTAAACTTATTTGTAAGTCTGGCTGTCCATTCCAAAATCTAACTGAAAATAAAGATTTCTATACTCCAACTATTGGATATTGTAATCTTCAAAAAGTTCTTATTAGAACTGCATTGAAATTTAGAGATAAGTTATTGACTGCCGAGAATATTCGTTCTCGTAAGTTAAACGTGCTTATCGAAAATTTAAAATTAAAGAAATATTTCGATACTGAAATTAAAGATGGTGAGGTTACAGACTTCTCCTTTAGATTGAAATTAGATAGATTCTTAGAATTATATAATAATTTGAATTTCAAAGGAAATGTAATCCCTAGCTTTAACCAATATTTTTCCTCTCAATTAGCTACTTTGATGGCTATTCTAATGGCTATCAATGGTAAACGAATTCAAATTGAGGGAGATGAGGAGGAAGTAAATAATGGCTAGACGTGCTAAATGGGAATACGCTGATCCCCAATTAGACAACTATACTGATAAGAAAGTTAATAGAAACTTCTTTAATCAGATTGATTATATGATTGATGTAATCAAATATCAATGTGCTGAAATGGATGATATCCTTCACGTTGCATCTAATCCAGATGAGCATACTGATCGCTATTATCAAAAGAAAAATCCTCAAAATACTTCTTTCTATGACGCTAGAAAAAGTACTTTTGATGAACTATCTAGAGATGGTGATAAGTTAAGTCTTAATGGATTTAATAAACTTATTGAAATTAACTGGGGTCTTCTTAATAACGTCCATAATATTATGGGCAATCCAGATGCTGGATTGAAAGATTTACCTAAGTTTAATGAAAATGAAAAATTAACCATGGAAAAATTCAATATTATCTTAGAAAATATTAGAAAGACTAATACTTATCTAAATAATAATTGGGGCAGATATTTCGATGGTTCTGGATATTGCGTAATGTCTTGCCAAGTTGCTTGTCAGGCTGCATGCCAATTGGCTTGCCAATCTTGTCAATATAATACATGCCATAATCAAAACTGTGGAGGATGGTCGTAAATGAAAATATATATCTTAGATGAAGTATTTGACTTTGCTAAGAAGATAGGTATCGTTACTAAGATAAATGACTTAGCTAAGAAAAAATATAATCCATCCACTATTCAATCAGATCTCCAATCTTATTATGATATCATGAATTCTAAAGAATATCTTGATCTCATGAGTGAATTGGAAACTAAGCTTAAAGCTGATGATATGTATTTATATAATCTATTTACTTATACTAAGATACAATCTTTCGATGTTGTAGCAGAGCTATTAAACACTGTTAAGAATCTTCGTGATAGATTTGTATTATTAGAAAAGAATATTTCATATAAATTATCTAGTGCTTATGAATATGAAATCCTAATCTCTTTATTCTGTGCAATGTATGAAGAAGTTGCTGAAGATGTAAGAGCTGGACTTCCTAAATATATTCATTTAGCTTACTATAACTTTGTAAGCATTAAATTCTGTACAACTCAATTATCCACTGCAGGTAATTTAGATATGTTTGATGAATATGAAAAGTTCATGCAAACCAAATTCGATGCTATCAATAAATATATTAATGATAAAGATACATTACGTAATCTACGTTTAGAATTACGTTGTGCAGCTTTACAATATCTCATTCCTAGAATGGATAGAGAAGTTAAATACAAAACTTTAGCAAAGATTGAAAAACTTATCGACCCAGCTAATTTAGATTTTGATAATAAAGAAAACTCTATTGGTGTAATTTGGACTATGGAACGTCTATATGAATTATACTTTGATCTTTCTGATTATAAGAACTTCTTTAAATGGGTTTATAAGCAATATCAATATATTGATAACGCATTATTTGATAAAGAAAAATTCTTTGATGGATTAAGATACTATAATAAGAATAATATCACTGGATTTATTATTTCTATGAGACGATTCTATTATATTCAAAATCTATATCCAATCTTCAATATGGAATTCCGAAATGTAATTCAATCTGATGAAGATTTTATTACTAATCCAAACTTAGAATACACGCTATATGATACTTATGCAAATAAGTTATTATTGGATAAATTTAAGAATTATGTAGATACTTGGTTTACTAATTCTAAAGCTAAGCTAGATGATTTAGCTAAAAATGAATCTATGCTTAAGCGTTGTAAACGTATAATTGTAGATGGTGTAGATGAAGCAACTGCAATTAAGGAAACAGAAGATAAAAATAAAGCTAGTGCCACTGCAGATTATGATTCTACTGAACATCCAGAAAATACAAATACTGCAACTCCTGGTACATTTACAGAAGAAAATCATACATCCACTGGAGATACATCTGGAAGTCCAGTTGTACCTAAATTACCAGATGGATTTAATTTAGATCATGGTGAATTGAATAAACTAGCCGGAGCTACTGAATCTGAAACTCCTGCCAATACAGAAGCAACTCCAGATCTAAATCCAGTTCCTAAAGATCATCCAATTGCTACTGATGATTTAAGTGAAGAAGAATTAGCTGCATTAAATAAAAGTGAAGATGAATAATGTATAAAGAAATTTATCTAATGCTAACCGAGGCATGTCCTAATCGGTGCGAATATTGTTATATTAAAGGCAGGGACAATCCTGCCACTATGACATTTGATCAGATAGATAAAATTATTCAAGAAGAAAAGCCATCAAGGATATTATTCTTTGGTGGTGAACCTCTTCTTTGTTTAGATTTAATTGAAAAGACTATGGAGAAATATTATGGTAAATTGAAGTTCCAAATTGTAACTTCAACTGTAGTAAACTTCAAAGAATTTATTGATCTAAATGAAAAATATCCTATGAATGAAATCCAACTCTCTTGGGATGGATTTGCGGATAAGAATCGTGTTGATACTTGTGGTAAATCTATTGCGTCTAATGTATATGAAAATATTTGGTATGCCATAGATAGAGGTTTGAAATTCGATATCAAATGTGTTATAGGAAATGAAAATGTCCATTTAATGGAAGAGATTCATAAACAATTCTTGGAATTCCAAAAATATGGAGTTTCTGGAGAATTCGTTGTTGCTCATCGTTCATTATATACTGGTAATTTCCTAGAAACTTTTAGAGAGCAATATATTAAGACCTTTACATTGGATAAGATGTATATGGATCATCTTAATAGAATTATTGCTGTACTTCAAAATGATAATTATTTTGGTTCTTGTGATGCCGGTAAATATAAAGTAATTACTCCTAGCGGGTGGCAATCTTATTGCACCGCGTTATCTCAAGAAGAAACAAAGTTTGGTGAAGAACTTCTACAAAAACCATGTAAGAATCCTAAATGTGATGCCTGCGAATATCGTTGCATGTGCGATGGTGGTTGTAGATATGAACGATTCTTAGAATTTGGTGAAGATTGGGAATCTAACTTCTTAGAATCTACATGTATCATGATGGAAGTATACTACAAGACCATTAAACAATGGCTATCTACTTTATCTAGATCAGATAAAGAAAGATTGTATGAAATAATTAAACGATACAAGGCTTACCAATCCGAATATCATAAGGAGATGGTTTACTGATGATTAACTACGTTCCTGAGCGTATTTACGCTAAAATAAAAGACGATCCAAGCTTTATTGAAATTGATAAGCTTGCTAAAGATAGATTTAGTAAATCTGGTACATTGCTTGATGTAGTCATGTTTGATAATAATATCAAAGAAGATGACTTTATCTATAAGCAATATAATGATACTTTATATGCGTTAGTTAAAAAGTATTGTCCAGAATATGAACTTCAAATGAAGATTACTCTTGATAATGATATGACAAAGAATGACCTTCTATATTATTATGATCATAGATCTGAATATGATACAGAAACAGTTCTTTATATTTTATCATACTTGATTAATACTTCTTATCAAGATTACACATTCAATACTTATCAAAAACAATATCATGAATTATATGAAGCTCAAGATTTGAAAACAAAATATCAATTCTCTACATATATTCATTTGAAATACATCAACTCTAAAGTTGAAGATTATGCTATTAATGAAGCTCCTAAAGATGAAACTTACTTAACCAAAGTATTTAGTCTTTTGACTTCATTATATGACGAATATAAATTGATCATTAAAGATCAAGATTTGTTGAAATATGTATTCATTGAAATCTTTGACCATACTTTAACAAATGCATATAACTTCGTTGATAATGATAAGCTAATCTATAAACAACTTCCTAATATTAGCGTTCCTGAAGATATCTTAGATGGAGACTTTAAAGGAACCTCTATTAATGAGCTTGGTATTCTTGATAAGAAATTTGAATTAGCATTTGCTGTTCGTAATTGGGAAGAGACAACTAAATATTATTATGAAATCTTAGAATGGATTGATAATGCTCTTTCTGAACCACAAAAACTATTCAAGACTCTTGTGATTTATGATAAAGTTATGGCTCCAAACTTCTGTGGTATTTTACGTAGATATGTAAAATTAAGCACACAGATCTTATGTAAGTCTGGTGACCCATATCTTAGAAATCTAAATCCTCAAGATCAAGAATTTATTCTAAGAAAATCTTATAGTGGTACCAAATTCTCCAATCAAGCAACTACAGATTCATTCAACCGTTTGACTAATCATATTGATCAATGGTTTGCAAATAATGAAGTTGCTTTGACTGTATATAAGAATTGGTACTACAATATCAGAGGAAAAGAAGATGTATTCTTGTCCTAGTTATGACATACAATCAGTAGATGACTTTAAGTTAAATACTATTGATTTACATATAAATCGTTTATGTAATATGGCATGTAAATATTGTTATCTTATAGGCGGATTCAATACTAATAGTGATACATCTACATTTACTAGATGGAATGATCTAATAGAGATGCTCAAATATATAAATATAGATAATGATAAACTTACAATAAATTTTAGTACTGGTGAGTTATTTACCAGTACTAGAATGCCAACTTTATATAATGCTATCAAAAAGATAGATAAGATTAATAGATATAGAGCTATTAATATTGAGTATAGATGTTTCTCTAATGGCACATCATATGAAAATATAAAAGATTTTATGAATAAGATGTTTGGTAGAAATATCACATTGAGTATTTCATATGATGGAGAGAATTCATCTAGACTGTATAAAAATAATTCCGATTCTACTTTAGAAACTTTAAAATCTTTAGCTAGAATAAACTGTGCTGATGAAGTTATAGTCAGAAGCGCAGCTCATGAAAATATACGTGATCTATCCAATACAATTATTAATCTATATAATCTAGGATATAAAAATTTAGAGTATTATTTAGTAGATGATTGGCAAGGATATAGAGATCCTGAATATATAAAACTCTTCAAAGAAGAAGTATATAAACTATTGACTTTCTTTAAAGATAAAGGAGATTGTTTATATAATATTCATAAATATAAAACCAGAGTGGCTCCGACTACATCCTGCGTGGCTGGCAAAACTCTTTCTATAGATACAAATGGCAGAATATCAGTATGCTCTACATCACTAAATCCTAAGTTAGGATTAGAGGATATTTCTGTAGATATAACTGAATGGAGAAGAATTCCAGAGGTCTTTAGTAAGTTTAAAAATATTACATTAGATAGATCTAATTTAGACTGTGCTACGTGTAATAATATTCTTTGCGAAGACTGCTGTTCACATAAAGCTATATCTAAAAACTATCAAGATAGACTATATCAGCAATGTAATATTAGACATGCTGAACTCGAAGTTTATAAATCAATATTTGGGTGATAACTTAATGGTAATACTCTTTATGAGTATTACCATTATATTTTCTATGGAGGTATCAAATGTTTGAACGATTTGATGCTATAGTATACAAAGTATCCGAGTATTGTAATTTAGATTGTGTTTATTGTTTTCAAAAGCATGATGTTAAAGAACGTACTAGAGGATTTACATATTTTGATGAATTAATAAAGTTACTTATAACTTTACCATTAGCTGATGACTTTGAGATTAAAGTTACTGGTGGTGAGTCTAGTCTTCATTGTGATAAAATTAGACAAGACTATAAAAAATTTAAAAAGATTGAACGATATAAAGAAACCAATATCCAAATGACTACCATATCAAATGGATCTAATATAAATGGTTTAATAGATTTATGGAATGATGGAATATTAAATCCTTGGGGTTGTAAGATATCCTGGGATGGTATATATAGTGCATCTAAATCTCGTAAACCGAAGAATATTAAAGTATTTGATGATGATTACTTCAATAAGACTATAACTACTTTAGGTAAATCTGACTATAACGATAAGGTGCTTGTTAGGACAGCCTGCACACCTAACACGATAGATAATTTATATGATGCATATAAGTTTGCTTTAGATAATGGATGTTATAAGTGGGAATATTATCCACTATCCGATTGTGATTATTATAAAGATCCAGATTTTCTTAAAAAGTTTGAAGAGCAATTATATTATATTTTTGAAGAGAATGCTTTAGAAGAAAATAGAGATAAAATAGTTGCAAATGTAGACACAATGTTGTATACTAATAATATGACAGAAAAAGAAAGATTAAGATCTATTAGCTGTAGACATCTTGGTCATTTCTTACATGTCGGCATTGATGGTTCTCTTTATCCATGTGGATACTTTTCTGACGATGCATTTTATTCTAATCAGACTTTAAAGATAGGCGATGTATTCTCTGGTTTATATCCTGAAGTGATAGATAAATTCACTAAAGAATATAATCAAACTCCAATGTGTAGTGTAGCCGAAGAAGATGGATGTAAATGCTTCCATTGTTTCGAATGTCCAGCTGTAAGCAAATTCTATAAGAATAATTTACAGAATAAAATGAGACAACAGTGTGCAATGCGACACATAGAAAAGAAAGTCTTTGAAGATGTATATAAAAATTATGTCTTTGATGAAGATCAAATTAAACGGAATTTTACGTACGCAGAAAACTGGAACACATGATTGAGAGCCAAAGTGTATGAGAAGTTTTTATTTTTTATACAAAGGAGATCTCATAAGAATGAGTACGGAAACTATCGTCAAGAGACGACAGCTTAGGAAAAAATTTTTCCTTTTATTTCCTGCGGCAATTCCTGTTGTGTACGTTTTAAAAGGAATTAATTTCATTCTTAAGTTAGTTTTGAAAAAGAAGTAAATTCTTCAAACTATGGTTATATTCCCAGTAGGTGTTAATCATCTACTGGGATATAAACATCTCGATAATGAGGTATTTATAATGAAATTTAAACATTTATATCCTGAATGCAATAATGCAATTCTAATTACAACTGATATGTGTAATTTATCTTGTAAGTATTGCTTCGAGAGTAATAAATCTAATAATATTATGACTTCTGAAACAGCTTTAGGAATCATTAAGAAAATATATAGAGATACAGGCGATCCTGAATATCCATTTAAAGTATCCTTCTTTGGAGGAGAACCTTTAATTGGTTGGGAAGCCATGAAAACAATTTATGATTATTTGAATAAAAATAATCTACCATATAAAACTGGAGCAACTAGTAATCTAACTTTATTAACTGATGAAATAGTTGATTACTGGAAAAATGCTGATACTTTTATAACCGCATCAATAGATGGTAATAAGATTACCCATGACAGAAATCGTAGTAATTCATTTGATGAAGTTGCGGATGCATTAGATAAACTAAATGCTAATAATATTCCATTTGAAGCTAGAATGACTATATCATTTGATGATATAGGTAATCTATTCGAAAATGTAAAATTTATCCATCAGAGATTTAATGCTAAACGTATAATACCACAACTAGATACTAATATTTTACATATATTAAAGTATCTTGATCTAGAAGCTCAGTGGTATAAGATAGCTGATTATTATTTGGAGAATCTAAATACAGATACTGAATTTAATTTTGGTGGAGTATTAAGTAGATTCTTAGACTTAGATCTAACTAAACATGATGAGTGTACTAAGTGTTGTTACTTTGGGTCTAATACTTCAGTAGTTATTAATTGGAATGGTGATGTTGTATCATGTCCAGATTCATATTTTACTGAAACAGATTGGAATATGAATTATGGTAATATTTTAGAAGATAATCTAAATCCAGAACCAAAATATAAATGTATTAAATATCAATTAGAAGCTAAGTATGCTAGGAAATGCGACTTCTGTCGCTGTAAAGGCAATATATGTAATGGTGAATGCTATCTACATATGATAGCTGATGAACGTACTGAATTTGGTCAGAAAAATGCATTCTGTCAGATGAATGAAATATATTATGACGTAGTTAAATACATCCAGAATGCCCTTAAATAATGGAATTAGCCCATAGGCGATCATAGCCTATGGGCATAACATTTCAGTAATTAAATAGCGTGAAAGGAGTTAAATATGCCTGATCGTGGTAAATATAAATATAATGATCCTCCTTATGTAACTGAAGGAGTTAAGATCGGAGATGAATTTGCAACTCAAGCTAATAATCTCGTAGATGTAATATATAGATTAAAAAATGAACTTAATGATATCAATCATGTTTGGGAAAATCCTGATGAGCATTATGATAGATATTATCAAGAAAAGCATATTGATGGCGATAATAGAAATTGGCATAATGATACAAAGAATAGAACTGTAACTCCTTCTAAACGAGGTCAGAAGTTAACAGTTGATAATATTAATGTATTAGTATTATATGCTAATAAAATTAAGGAAAGTCTTGGACATCTTCCTGCTAATTTATATACAGATATTCCAGAATTAACCTATGGTAGTAAAGCTAGTATTGAAACTTTCAAATTAATTGAAAATAATATTAATACTATCAGTAGGCATCTTAATAAAATATGGAATCAATCATTTGATACTAATGGTTATTGTATTAAACCATGCCAAGTTGGTTGTCAAATAGGTTGTGAAATTGCAGCTCAAGCACCTGATATGAATGGTGCTAATATTTATCCTCCTAATATAGGTATTGAAGGATTCTATTATGCATGGCCTGGTAGATATTATTCATCTAGACCAGATCCTGATCCTAAAGGATTTATGAAAATAGTACGTGTAAACTCGCCTTTAGAACAAGAGAGTCTTTATCGTAGTGGTAGAGTTTTTGATTCATATTCTGGGCTGCCATATACTCATATATTTGGTGTAGTTAGTGAAGAATTAGAAAGACGTATTAATAATTATAATTGGGAAAGATATCAATATAATCTTGCTCAAAAGAATTCTAACAAATGGCCTAAATATTATAAGCCATATTATTCATCTAGATGGTTATCGTATGTATTACCAGTAGACATCGACAATTGGCTAGATCCAAATAAAGTAATAGAGCATCTAGAAGTTGATAGAAATGGTGCCCATAATTATTACAGAAATATGCCTAAGCATATTCAGTCAGATAATAACTATGATAAATATGTATTTGTAGATTACGATACTGATTATTTAATAGATTCAGATGAACCACGATATCAAAGATACAAAAAGGATTATTACCTATACGTTAAATATCCTAAGAAAAATGGTACGTATAAATACCCAGTACGGAAAAGTTATGACGACTGTGGTGGGTGTGAAAATAAATAGAGGTTATATAAATGGCAAAATTAAGAGACACGAATGTCAGAGACCGCTTAGAGGTTGTTGGTAGTATAACCTCTGGTGGTAAAGAAGTTTCTAAAGCAGGTCACTCTCATAGTTTATCAGAATTATCTGGTATTAATGAAGCAGTAATCGAGCTAATGAAGAAAAATACTGCATATAACTCTGAAAGATTGAATGGATTAACATCTGATGAATATCTAAAGAGTAAAGGATACCAAGAGCTTATTGTATTAGCTGATATGGAATATCCTAATATTAAAAATTTATCAATGGTTCTAAATAATAAGAATACATTCAGTATATCTGCTATTAAGTTAGAATTATTGATTAACTATTGTCCAGTAAATATGACACTATATCTAACTGCTGATCGTGGAGCTACATATGTAGATCAAGCTGATAGCTATGTATCTAGTAAACTAATTGGCTTTAGATTTAAAGTTCAAAATACCGGAGACAAATTCAGTCTTTCAATAAATAATATCGATGTATTTAATGCTAAGATTGTAAAATTCTCAGTAATCAATAAAACTTCTACAGGTATTAATATCCCTGATGTGACACAATTAAAGACTAATTTAGCTGTATCTACTCCTGCAGGATTTAATGAATCTGAAGGGGAACTTATTAGAATTAGACCTATTATGAATTATAACTCTATTTCCATTAATGGAATGAGTAAATCTTTTATTGCTACTAATTTTAATATGAAACGATTCTATGGTAATTCTAATGCATCTACTTTTGCATATTATCCAGTATTAACTGATTGCATTTGTATTGGTGATAAAACTGGCAATGTGAAAGTATTTGATTTAAGAAATAAAACAGCAATCAAAGTATATGATCTAAGTAATGGAACTATTAACTTTAGATTTACAGATGTAAATAGTAAAGATTTTGATTCTGCCACTAATTTATTAATCGATGCTGGTTCTGTATTTAATGGTCAATATAATATATTAGCATTAGGTAATACTGAAAATAATTTCTTCTATCCATATGGATGTATTGATCGTTTAGATGATGGGACTAGAAGTCTTACATTTAATAATGTAACTGATATCCCAGATTGGGTGTACGCAATTAGAGATCATTATAGGTCTCTTCTTGGATTATCCCCATTAGTTAAATTAACCGGTAAAATTAATGGAGTTACATACAATGGTACATCAGATATCGAAGTGCCAGCTGCTAAATTAAAAACTCCAGTCAATATTAATGGCGTTCAATTTGATGGTACTAGAGATATTACTATTACCGCTAGAGCAAATGGCGGTAATGCTGATTCTCTTGGTAATTTAAACGCAAGTCAATTCGTTAAATTAACTGACGTTGGTAATGCTGCTAATAAAATAGTAAAATATAATGAAAAAGGTCAATTAGAATGGCCTAATGGATATAAAGAATACTTTGAATAAAACAGTTAAAGATAGTACTATCTCGTATAGTACTATCTTTAAATATTTAATGGAGACTTAATATGGCAAAGCTTAATATAAAACGTGTTATAGAAAGTCCTGATGGAAATAAAGAATATCTGACTTTATATACTACTTTAGAAGAAGTAAACGGTATGGGTAAGTCTTTAGAAATACCTAATATTGGGAAAGCATATTATGGTATTGGTGAAGTAACTGACCCTCAAGCTTCTGCTAAAAAAAGATTTAATATTAATGGTACGGTTATGGCCGCACTTAAAGAGGTTACTACTAGATATTATAGTAAATACTTCTTATGTGATATTGGTGATAATGATATCGTATTACCTCCAGATGCTATTAGTGTAGAATATACATTGATTGGTGCTGGATCTGGTATGGCAATATTTAATAATCATATTTATTATAGTGAAAATGGTGCTAAAATAAATGCTACTGATTATAATAAATTCGTAAAAGATATTAATAAAATATATCCTAATGGGGTTAATGGTGGATCCATTTTATCTGGATCTGCAACTAAATTATCAGTAGTTAATGCAGATGACTCAGTGAACGAAGTCGCTACTGCTAAAGGCGGAATATTAGAAATATATTCTGCTAATTTATCTACTCCAACATCTAAAACTACTAATAATTTATTATTTGATTCTAGTAAAATAAATTTTGATAAAGAAGTTTTAGAATTTAAAAATACAGCTAATTCTAATTATCGACCTGGTATTATTAATAAACTTATTGGTCGTAGTGTTAGTAGAAATAGTTCAGTATCTGAAGATACAGGGAAAGAACTTCCTATAAATATAGGTAATGAGTACGAATCTTTAATTAAAAATAAATTAGGGATTACTGATAAAGATATAAATTATTTTATACCATTACGCACAAATAAAGGTTGTACCATTTATAACAAAATGGGTCCTTACATAAAAACTCTTACAGGTTATACAAAGAGAGAAAATACTGACCAAAAACGTATTCTTTCCTCTATAGGTACAAATTCTGCAAACTATTTTAAAGGGTTAATAGAAAACGAAACTATATTCCCAGGTAAATTTTTATCCAAGCATACAAGTGGATTTAAATTAAGTAATGATGATATTGGTCAAATCCCTCAATTACCAAAATCAATAAATTCCAATTATACTGAAAATTATACATTTAATGAATTTGGGTTAAATGCAGATAATGAATCTGAATTCTTTAATAAACTATTCACAAATTCAGTAGATACTGCATCATTAAATGGTAATGAAATTTACTACTATAGTAATAATTCTGATGTAATTTCCAAGCTTAAAGTATTAGCTAAAACAAATATAAATACTAATCCAAGAACTGATGGATTTATAGATCTATTTTATAAGAATATTTCTAAGCGTGCTTTTAATACTGATGCTATTGGCAGAAAACGCATTAAATTTAACGGAATCACTACAAATAATAATACTCTTAATAAATACTTTGATCAAGATACTTTGAAATGTGAATTCACTGTAGGTAGTAATCTTAAATTGGACTACTCTTTCTACTTTGGTCAACTTCAAACTTTGTTTAATGAAACAAATGATAAATACGATTTCACAAATGATGATACTTTCTATAAATTCAATCCATTTAGTGCTGGTTGTATTACTGGGACTAAATCTGAAGTTGTAAAAGGTATAGTCAATGTAAAAGGCTGTAAAGCTATACGTCTAAGTATTGGCGAACATGGTAAAATTTATAATAATAAAGTAGGGCTGGATGCTAACGATTATTTTAAAGATATTGAATCCAACGGGTTTGCTATTATTAAAATTAATTTCACATCAAATGCACTATACACTGCAAGCGATGATCAATATTTAAATAATCTTAAATATAGTTTAAATAATACATATAATTCGTATGCTGCTATATCTAAAGATAAATTACCTTTCTATGATTCAATTAACAGCCAAATTTGCCGTGAAGTTATATCTGGTAATAAATCTAAGATGTCTCCGAAATATACGACTGCTCAAATATTAAATAGGACGAATGGTAATGCAACAAAGATAAATAGATTTAATCCTATAATAGCAGACACATCAGAAGATGCAATTTTCTCCAATTTTTATCCGACAGAAAGTAGCTACTTATTGGATTTAAATAATGATATTATATATCCTTCTATGATATATAATCTTCATGATATAACTCCAGTTAGATATAATCCTTTATACACTAAATATATATCATTATCAGCTTTTTATAATTCGAATCCTATTAATAATTTTAATAATTTTATTAGAATTATGGAAAGTGATTCTGCTAAATACTTATACTCTTTAAGTAATATTAGCGATTATAATATCCAATACTCATCCTCAAATCTAATAAGAAATAATGATTTATTCTATATTAATTTTAATAAATCTAAGAATTTAAGATCTATATATAATATTAAGAGTAAATCTAAATTAACAGTATTAGATTTACGTAGCATAAATGGCGATCTAAATTTAAACAATATTACTCCAGATGGTGATATAAAAGTTTTATTTAATCATCAGGCTACATTAGATTTATCTAATTTCCTTAAAGATCTTAAGGGTGATTTTATTGCAGATCCTGCTATTCCAGAAACTTGTATTTCTAATTCTATAAGTAATACAGGTGCATTGTCTACTGCATTTAATAATGCTCAAAATATTAAAGATTTAAGCATGCATGAAATTAGGAATGATAGAAATTATAAAAATCTAACATTCAATAATGTATTTGCTAACTGTTTAAATCTAACCCATACTACTAAGAATTTTAATAAATTGGTAGAAAAATCTACAGATAGTACTAATTTCTCTATGTTATTCTATTCATGTAAGAAATTAAATACAGAAGAAATGCTAATTAATTTTGGTAATCATACTGGCAAATTAAATATGTATGCAATGTATTATAATACATCAATACCAGTAATAAATGATACTATTGATTATAGTAATCTTGCAAATGGTTCATTAATGTATGCTAAAACTACATTAAATCATCCTCTCAATAATGAAAAAGTAGCAAGATTCTACTTTACTGATAAAATGGCATCGATCTTTAGTGAAACTACATTTAATGATATTAATTTTACACAAAAATTAGTAAGTAAATATAATACATTTGCTACCGATACAAATGTGAAAAATCTAAATGTATTTAAGAATGCAATATTCCCTAGTGATCAAGAAAATAATCCAGATTTAGTTTATAAGCTACGCGGTAAATATAATAATCATGGTAAAATTAATACAGATGCAAAATTAGATTTTGAATATAGTGAACCTATCACTGATATTACAAATGATGATATGGGTATGAAAGATATGACTATGGGTTATGATTTGAAATTGCTCCAATCAAATAAGTTCATTGATAGTGTAACAAAAGTAACAGCATCATCGATTTTCCCAATGGTCAAATCTAATATATTTAATATGAAATTTAATAGACTAATACCAGGTCCTCGTACAATCGATACAGAAACAAACGTTAGATTTATTCTTTCAGAAAAAGCTACAGATGTTAAACTTTTAGGACCACTAGTGCCAGGATTTGAAGATAAATATCATGCTGAAGTTTATGGTATTAATAAGAATTTTGAATTAACGTCAAATTCTACATATGAAAATATTGTAAATACTCTAAGCAACGTCTATGGCGCAGCATGCTCTTGTATGTATAATCCAAATGAGTATCAAAAAAATAATGTTGGCTTATATCTTTCTGATGGACCTGATAATTATCATACAATTCATGATAGTGTAATTCATTATGATAGACAATATCCAGTTAATATAAAAATATTTTATCAGCAATATAAAGATGATCAAGGCATTCCAGATAATAATGCTGAACTTAAAAAGGAAATTGCTAATATAGATAATGTAAAATTTATATCTACATTTACAGTTGCCGATAATATAAATAAAAATATAACGTCTATTTTTATCGTTAACAACAACGATGAACAGGAACGTATTGATTTTGACAATTTTACAAGTAAAGGAAAGAAAATCCTTATAGTAATTTCTAATGGTCAAAATAAAATTGTAATAACTCTTTATAGGGTGAATACTACTAAATACGTAGTATTGTATGATGAAAAATGTAAGCTTAAATGGGCCCCTGTATACTCACATTACGATATTTCATTTTACCCAAATCGGGATTATACTGATGAATCTTTAAAATCTAAACCTAGAACCACACCAGTTCCTACTAATGAATGCACTATAACATTTAATACTAATTCACTAGATAGAAATGCTTTAGGTGAATTACAAGAATATATTAAGTGCGTAAATTATCGTAGATCTAAACCAGTCCATGCTATAATCAAAATTAGAGACAAGGCTAACTGGAATAATATACTACTAACTCAAACAATTTAAGGAGAATCTTATGAGAAAATATGCACAAATCTTCCATGGTGAAGTAATCTATATTATTGACTCCTTTGCATCTTTAAGTGATCTAAGAGAACACTTTTCTGAAGATACAGTATGGCTTGATGTAACTGATGTAGAAGATATTGAGGTTGGTTATATTCAAGTTGTAGATAAAGATGGTAAGATTACATTTAGACCAGGCGTTGATAATGAATTTGATTTATTAGATGACTCTGAAAAAATCAATGCAATGATCTATGCTGCTAAAGTAAGACGAGATAAATATCTTGACGAATTAGCTCAAGCTAAAAGATATTTAGATGCACGTGATTGTTTTGATTATGATTATGGCATTTATTCAGATGGCCATAAGCTAAAGGATCTTAAGTTCAAATTAGATCAATTTATCTTAGAACGAGTTCCTAGTTTGATATCTTTAGATGCTACTAGGAATCTAGATTTTGAATCTGAAGCAAAAAGATTAGAATTTGAATGGTAAGAAAGAAATACCCCATAGGAGTTCAACTCCTATGGGGATATTTTTATATTAGAATTTCACCAAATGATGATTTATCCATCCACCCTAAAATACACACATTACATCTTAAAGATTTTTAATCAATATATCCAGAAAGAGTAAACATTTTGGGTTATATATTATTATTGTGATTCATATATCTTATATTTATTTTAAGGAGGAAAAGTATATGAAAATTTTTAGCGTATGTGCAAGAGTAGACTACAATGATCAAGATGTTATTGACTTAGGTTTATTTAAGTCCTCTAATGCTGCATTATTAGCGATGAAAACATTTATTGATAATCATGTTAGATCCGCTAGTAAAATTAGTATAGAGCTATTTACCTTTAGCGATGATACTTTGAACGATGATGCTAGTCTTCCATATACGACTACTGATCTTATGTACAATCCTAGTACTAAGAAGTATGATGATCTAAATCCAGTATTATTTGTATGATACTGGTAGGAGGGAGATTAACTTCTCCCTCCTTTTATTTTTTTTTGTAAAAATAACACCCATAGGAGTTGAACTCCTATGGGGATATTTTTTTATATTAGAATTTCATCATTGGATAAAGATTAATATGATCTGGGTGGATATGAGGATCATTTGAGCTATATACATCAGAAGATCTAGATGCATCAAATTTCAACTTTTTACCAAAGTATTGTTTATTGAAAGTTTCCATATTTGCACCCTTATCAGTTGGATCGCTATCCTTGATAAATGCACCAGAAGCTTCTTCTATACCGATTTGACCGCCACTACGGATAGCCATTTCACCAGTAATTTTAGGAGCACTAGAAGTGACATAATTACCAATATCTGGGGTATCTATATCAGCTTTTAAATATACATATGTATAGTTTGGTAAGAAGAATTTATCAGTACCAGATTTTCTAAATAGACCCCTTTTATTTACATCAGTAGTCCAAAGACTATTCTTTTCAGCAAATTCATAAAGTCTAGGATATCTAGCTATAGTAACTTCTGCACCATTAGCCATTACATACCCATCTGGTTTATAAGGCAATAATACAAGTTCACCGATTAGATGATTATCATCTTTATCAAAATATTGTACTGTAGAATTACCTTCTAGGTTAATAATAGCACCTATAACATTGCTATTATTTTTCAATGTAGTAGCATTATTATTATTTACAAAAACTGCATTATTAGATACAACTTGGTATGCTTTTCCTTCATAGATGAATTTTTCACCTTTAACGAATTTAGCATTAGCATTCCAAACTCTATATCCACTTTGCATTTCAATAGCTTTAATTAGAGTTGTAGCCATGGTTTCTATACTGCTATTAGCAGTTTGTGCAATCTGTCTAATAGATTCCATAGATTCGCTTATGGTTGAAACATTGGCTAATTCTAACCAGTCATTATTAGACTTATTATCTAAAGCAAATTTAAGAGTTTTTGTTGCTCTATTATAACCAAATTGGCCAGCAAAGTTAGGAACACCACTTAAATTACCGCCAATATTGAAATGGTCGACCGATAACCAACCATTTTGGCCATCAGCAATATAATATTGAACTCCACCATAAGGTGCCCAACCTGGAGCAATTTGACCTTTAGTGATACCACTCAATTTAGGTGGAGTTACATAAGGTCTAAATATAGTACTACCATTAGATGGAACTACAGTTGTATTCCAGTTAAATGGAGTATTAACTAAAATAGTACCGCCACCAGATGTATTCATCACATAGTATACATTGTTAGCAGTATTTGTATCGCCACCTACAGTGATATTAGAGTTAGGGCTAGTAGCTAAACCAGATCTAGCACTACCATTTAGTGTGATATTATTACAAACTACATTAGAACCATCTGTTACTAAGATATGAGTAAATCTATCTCTTAGAACTACACTATTATTAAATGTGCATCGTTCAAATCTACCGTTAGTATTACTCATGACTACATTGGCATAATCAGTATCAGATGCTACAGTAGGATATACTTTAAATTGGATATTTTCAAATCCAACATATTTAGAATCTTTAATGATTAATGGTGGTAAGAATACATTACCACTACCATCACGTTTGAATTCTAAATGACTTTGAAGATTTTTAATTACAACCCCAGTTCTTGTACCGGAATCTGCATAATCATTTAAATGATCATCACCAGTATAGTCACCGGATTTGATATTAACATTTATATCACTATAGTTATTGGAATGAACAAATCTAATTACATCACTTAAATTATTAAACGGCGTTTCTTTATCACCAGTTCTATAATTTCCAGTATATGATTGATCTAAATATATATCTAATGCAGAGCCCTGCATGTTAACACCATCACGCAATAGTTTAGGGTTATAGCTAACACTATTATTTTTAGCTATATATGTAATTTTGATATCTTCTACTTGATCACCAAGACCATAGATATTAGCGCCAAGTTCAGATAAAGTAACTTGGTAATTGTGACCAACTGTATTACCACGAAGTTGTTTAGCATTTGCTGTAACTACAACATCTGTAGGGCTAATTTTACGATATATTGCCGGCATTTCAGTAATACCGTGATGATGAGATTTAAGTAAATCTACATTAGAAGGCACATACTTGGCAGTATTTTGCATACCTTCAGTTAAGCAATCACCTTCTAAAACTACATTACGTCCAATATAGCTAACTAATAATCCGATAGATAAATTATTATAATTATTATTGGCTTTATTACCAGTCTTATAATAATCATAGTCGGCTTGAGAGTTATTATAGAAAGTTAGTTCTGCTCCATTAAAAGCTTGTAGTCCATTAGGAGCAACTTCACATGGTATATTATTAGATGCGCATAAGTTATTATATTTATTATATAAATTTTGCAATACTGATTGACTAATACCATTTGGGCCACTAGTAAATGCAGTTTTAGATACATCAGGAAGGTATACTTTTTCTACCTTTTTACCAGTAATTAATTTTTCTAAATTACCATAATGATCGGCATGGAAATGTGTAATCAAAATAAATTTAAATTTAGTGATTTGATTTTCATCCATGCATCTTGTTATGGATTGGAATGACTGATTAGATTCACTAAAGCAATCAACTATAAACCAATTAGCATTATCAATCCCTACGATAGTACAATCACCCAAATCAGTCTCCGCACCATATTTAGGAAAGATAATACTTAAAGATTTTTCATCAGCTTTTTGTATTTCTTTTTTGAATGCTGTTAATTCATTTCTGAAATTATTTACAGATTCATCTAATTCAGGACGATAGATAGTTACTTGATTATTAGAGCCTCTACTACGAGAAACTTTATAAACAACTAACTCAAATGTATCACCTTTATCGGCAGAATAGCCTAATAATACTATAGATTTAGAAGTTTCACTAAATTTATAGTTAATACCTTCTGTCAATCTAATACCATCTTGGAATACTTCTAATTTATCAGTACCAGGATTGTAATTTAGTGCATCAAATTTGATGCTAGACTCACCATCATTAGCTGCAGTATATGTATAAGTAGTACTATCAATAAGATATGGCATACCATTTGTTACATATAACCTATTAGACTTAGAGTCAAATTGTAATGATAATTCATCATTGGCTTTAATTTGGCCAGATTTTACTGGATTGGCACCAACAAAAATTGGATAAGATACGCCACCAACCGTAATTGTGGTATTATCTGCAACATCAGCATGGAAACGAGTTAATAGAATATTACCATCGATTAGTTTATAATCATCAGATAAGTTAGTTCCCATATGGGAATTATCATCTTTAGTAGTACAACGGATAATGATAGCACTTCTATCCATTAAGTTAGCCATTACATCATATAGACCTTTAACTGCTGCACTTGTAGCAACTGCAGTAGTATCATTAGTCATATAATCATTGCTATACTTAACCATTCTATCGATAGGAATGGTACCTTTAGCAATATATGCACCATCAATGAAATTCATTGTTTCAAGCTTAGGAGCTTGAGTGTTATAAATGAATTGGAAGTTGATAGTACGGTTAATATCCACTTCTTCTTGGAAAGTAATAGTATTATTTTCCACAGAATAACGGTTTGGATAGATTTGAACTGTACCAATATATACTAGCATAGCATTAGGGTAGTTGAAGTATCCTTCAAATGGTACAGGAATATTGAAAGTTTTACCTTTCTTAGTTACTACAATAGAATCAAAGGAAGAAGAAATATGTGATATTTGTCTAACTTTAGATTCTACAGTTTCACCATCATCAGTATAAACCTGAGATGCAATTGTTAAAGGAGCGAATCGTTCTTCACCTTTAACTAAAGTTGTTGGAGTGATATTCTTATAATCACCAATAACTTTACTAATTTCTTGGGAAGCAATTACATTATTCCAGTTCTTTTCTTGAGTCCAAGTATAGAATAATTGAGTTCCCTTTACATAGTATACTTTGCCAGCACTAGCTTTATCATTATTAGATAATTTAAATCTGTCGGCATCTGTATCTAGAGCTACAAAGGAAGATGTTTTAAAACGAATGTCATAAGCAACGTCATAAAATGCTTCATTTGTATCATTTGTTAATATAAACTGACCTTCAGTAATAGGGACCTGAGATAAATCAGCCCGATTGGAAGGTGTAAATTTTAAAGTCGCCATCTAAATAAACCTCCAGATTAATTATCGATATTTGCGTCTTTACCTACAAAGGTAGGAGAAACAGTACAGAACCAGTTAATACCACCATCATAAGAATTAAGTCTAACTAATTGAGCTTCATTATTCTTACTAGGAATGATACGTTTAGGTAACTTAAGTTCAATACCGTCTTTACGAGTGATATGTACATTGAATGCTTGAGCCCCAATATTATGAGGACTAAGAATCAAGATGATTTCTTGAGTTGTATCAGTTACAGCTTTGATGGTAAATTGAGGTTCAGCTGTATCTAGTAGGAAGTTATATACAACACCAGGAGTGATTTCTTTAGAAACACCACCGGCTAGATTAACTTGAGATTCTTGTCTTAAGTTATTTCTATTAGTATTAGCAGCCTCAAGAGCTCTAATTTTAGGCAATGGATCTTCAGCAGATAATAATCCATTTACTTTAGATTGTAATTGAGCAAAGCTATTAATTAATGTATTTGTAGTTTGTTCAACTTTCAATACATTTTGTGTTAAGTTAGGAATAGCTTCCAATGCAGTAAGTCTTGTTTTATAAGAGGTTAAAGTATCACCAATATTCAAGTTATCATAAGCATCAATACGCGCACCTAAAGCATCACGTGCTTGAGTATTAGTGGTATTATATCTCTTTAATTCTTCTAATTCACTATTAACCAATCTAGTTCTAGTTTCAATACCATCAGAAATAGTAGAAACTTTTTGCTTCAATTCGTTAATAGTTGCAGTATTATCGCCAGCTTGCTCTAAGGTGGATACTTTTTGTTGTAGAATACTAATCTGAGGTCCATAATCTGTCTTAGCTTCAATTTTATCAACCTTACCTTCAACAGTTTTAACTCTAGCAGTTAAGTCTTCTTTTGCTTCTAAAGCAACAAGACGTTTCTTAGCATCATCAATACCATTTGTAACAGCTTTTACATTATTAATTGCAGATTCAATCTTACCATTAAGTCCATCAGCTGTTGTTTGAGCACGAGTAGCAGTTTCTTTTGCAGTATCAACATCTCTTCGTAAAATAGGAAGATCTGCATATTGGTCTGCAGTGATTTTAATCTTAGCTACATCATCTTGAAGTTTCTTAAATTTCTCTGCATCTGGAGGTGCAGTTTCTTCTAAGTGACGTACACGATCTACGATATCAGTATCTGTACGGGCTACCCATTTAACTACATTACCATCTTTAACTGGGTAGGTATTATTATTTGCACTTTTGAATCCATTAATTTCAATATTACCATCGAAATTGGAAATGGAATCATTATCGAATTTGATTTGAGGAACCCGATAACGCTTATTAGGTTCATCTAAAGTTTTAAGGTTAAATTCAGATAATTGTTTAATATATTCGCCTAGGTTTACTACGCCTACGCCTTTGATATTGAATGTATAATTAGATAAGTCTACATTCTTCTCTACTTCTTTTAGAATAAGTTCTGTTATATCGAAAATAACAGATTTATCTTCAGCCGAAACTACATATAGCTTGCCCTTTTTATAGTCAAATAAGATTTCTTTCTTCTCTGCCATAAAACGAGAGTTATAATCTAATGCTATAAGAGGGACACGAAGACCATTATAGTTGGAAGTTGCCATTATCGTTTACCTCCTTGAAAAGTTAGATAATTACATTAATGTTCAAAAATAGAGCTAGGACACAAAAGGCCCTAGCTCTATAGTTTTGAACTTAATTAACCATTTTTATTTATAATAGTATCACCATCATGAATAATAACTTTATCGATATCAATGATTTCATTTTCATCATCAAAGTCAATTTCAGGTAATGGTTTATTGAATACTGGTTTATCTTTTTCTAATATAGCTTCTTCTTCAGAAATTACATGAGATAAACTTGGATCTCCAACTAATTCACTATTCTTAGGCTCTACATTTAGTTTTTCATAATTAATATGAGGGTTAGCTAAATGATCAGCATTAAGAGTATTAGCAATATACATATTCTTATTGAAAGTATTTACATCTTCTACAGCTGTAGTGAATGAAATACCAGCAGCGCCATGTAACTTCTTATTTTCATATCTAGTCATATCTAATTGAGTGGATGTGGTTTGTGGAGTTACATAGATTGTATAGCTTTCTAATGGTTTTACTTTGATATATGTAGTAACTTCTTCAGGAATAGTACTGATGCTTCTGGAAGCTGATACACCATTAGCCAATAGATAATTAAATCTTTGTCTATATGTAGTATTATTACCAGAGCTATCAATTACATATGTATCTGTAGGTTCTACAAAACCAACTTCAGTTGTACCAATAGCAAATTCTGTATGATCTGTAGCAAATAATAATTCACTACCGCCGATAACAGTATTTAACAATGTGGAATCATATTCATTTGCAATTCTATCATAGAATTTATTTACATCTAGATCTTCTATATTACCAGGCTCTGGAATTGGAGCAGTAGAGAAGTCAATGTAATTATATCCGCAGAATTGGAAGCTTGCTGAATATCTATCAATATGATTTGGATTGCTATCTGTAGGAGTGCTCTTATATCCACTACACATTGTAAGAATAATTTCAGCTACATGATCAGGGCAAGTCCAATAGAATTCACCTGGTTCTTTAAATGGCTGATTATATTCAAGCATTGTATTATCACTATAGATTTCGGCAAAGTCTTCAATATATTCATCAGCCACTCTTGTAGTATCACCTTTATATAAAACTACTGCAGAATGTCTATCAGAGTCGAAGTTAATTCTATACGGTAGATTATATTGAGGCAAATCAGTCTTGCATAAGTTATATGCAATATTTACAAATCCATTTTCAGGAACTTTGATTCTATATTTTAAACCAGGGTAAACTTTGACATTTGTAATTACTTCTTTATGATAATAATTTGGTCTGAATCTACCACGAGTTTCTATAGTATCATTAGATCTTTCAGGAATGAATGATGGCTCAAACATATTCTTTGTCAAGTCTAAATTAGTAGAATATGGTTTATCCAATGGAATACTAGCTTTAGTTAAATTAGTATATCCAATTACATTTTCTACATAATCTGCAACTTGAGTTGGTAATACGTAACTAATACCACCGTATTCAATATCAGAATCTGTAAAGTATCCAAGAGTTTGCATTGCTTTAGTAATTGGTTTAATACGTCCAGCAGATGCAATTGTTTTTACATTGAGTAAAGATACGCCTTTAGGTACAACGAATGTATACTTAGCAGGAGAGATATATCTATGAGTAGTTGTAGCTAATTCATAAATAGATCTATTCTTCAATGTAGTTGTATCATAAGTATAAACAAATGGTAAACCTTTATTTATACCATTACCTAAGTAATGAGTTCTGATGATATCATTAATGATAGCTTCTTGAGAAGTATCCGGAACTATATGACCTTCAAGATCTGTAATATTATTATAGATATTGAATAGCTTATTGATATCTTCATTAGAAACTTGGTTCATGATAATATCATAATCAGAGTTAATATTTCTATAAGTATCCAATTCAGGAATAGACGGAGTGTAATCGATCAATACTGTATTGAAACGAGTTTGAACGTCACTCTTAAGTCTAATGATATTATTAGCAATATCCTTAATATTAGCTCTATCAATTTTCTTACCATTGATGTATAAGAAATATAGATTGCTATTCATAGGATGCTCTAAATCAACTCTGTTTAGATAAATATATCCATGTTCATTAATCAATGGATGTTGTACATCTTCTCGATCTAATGATTTATTGGATTGGTTAGCAATATAGAAATATAGGAATGATAATTGTTGACCTTTAAGAAGAGATTCATCATAATTTAATAAGTATAACTTATTATTGTCAACGTCAATATTATATCTTGTAGGATCTAGGTAAGTTTGATTTGCAAATACCATTACAGAGTTACCTTGTTTGAAGTAGTTTCTATATGGTAAAGGAATATCAAATTCCATTTGATTATCTACGATAGCATCAACGTCGATAATTTCTTTTTGAATTACTACATAGTCAGAATCTATCAAAGTGAATGTAACTTGACGATCAGTCGTAGTTACAATATTATCATCAATGATAGTTAATGTATTATTCGTTTTAGAAATTGTATATTGAGATTCTCTAATAAAAGTAGAACCAACGGTAACAAGAATCTTCTTATCTAATAGCATAGAATCTGTCCAAGGAATATTAAATACTCTTTGTCCATTTTCAGAGCATACTACTGATTGTGTTTTGAAAGTAGCATATTTAGAAGTATCAGCAATCTTACCAATAGTTGCAGTTTCAGAATCAATTTCTTCAAGATATGCAAATATAAATGTAAGGATACGTCCTTCTGGAACTCTATCTTCATTACTTAAGAATCTAAAGTCATTACCATCAATTTCAAATCTACGATTATCAATATATGTATCACCGATTACGCAGAAGAACTTACTTTCTTTTCTGTTATAATCATGGAATAACTTAGGTAATTTAAATACTATCTGACCATCTTGATCTGCACGAACTTCTTCGATAGCAGTTTTTACAGACAAGTTTTTACCAGTGATAAAGTTGAATACTAATTCTTGTCCTCTATCTAAACCTTCAGTAGTAAGTAATTCAACAGTCTTTTCTTTTTTATCAACGTAGTATTCATTGCTATTTAAGAATACACCATTCTTAATCAAGAAGAAACTATTGTCATCTTCGAAGTATTTAGTATATGGTAGAGGAATACTGAATTTAGTTTGATTGGAGATTGTAGCTCTAACCGTAACTGCAGCTGTACTTACTTTATTCTTATCATTAGGATAAATGAATACGAATACTACAGCAGTGCCTTTAGAGAGACCTGTATTAACATTTAAGAATCTGATAGTCTTAGTCTTTTCATTAATGATATATCGATTAGGATTTACATATAACCCACGATAAGAAACGAAGAAGAAACCATTGAATCCTTCTGGATAAGGAATTTCAAATTCTAATTGATTATCTCTTTCAGTAGTAACGAATCTAGGATCTACATTAAGTACATCTTCTTCTTCGATACCACCATAAGGGTTAAGATCGATATTTTTATTGTAAATGAATACGAATGTTAATTCACGACCATAATCTACATAATCGTCGGGATCAGTAAATACGATCTTACGGCCAATTACATTATATCTAGATTGGTCTACCATAACGGAGCCTCTCATTAAGAAGAAGCTTTCTCCATTTAGTAATTGAGATCTAGATGGGTAAGGAATACTAAACATTGGTTGTTTATCTATAGTTGCTCTAACTGTAACTACATCAACTTGGTTAGAACGACCAATATCAACATAGTTAAAGTCATAAGGTAAATAGAAAACATCGACTGTATCGCCAGGTTGAGCCACTCTACGGACATGGATACATACCTCAGTGGATGTATTTTCCACTTGTGGTACAATTACCCTATACATGTCTTTTGTGAGCATTCTATTATTATGGAATACTACAAATCGTTCAGTATTAAGACAAGGAATAAAGTCACGGCTAAAGAAATAACGAACAGTTGGTTTATTTACTTGAAAATGAGCATATTTGAATTGGTTTTTGGCCGCCATATAAATGGTTTTACCATAATATGCTGGATTTGTAAATGTAATTCGTTTATGATCTTTATCAACTTTATATTTAACGTCAAAGATAGTACGTTTATTGAAGTTTAGCTCTTTATAAATATGATCTTCAGTATAGTTAGCAAATACCATTAGATCATCATATTTAATTAGAGTATTTTCAATGCTATTATTATCTTCAGTACAGTTTACTTCAATAAAGTTATTATTAACTCCAGTGAAGTAGACAATTTCAAATGTATTATAGTCTGCAATCTTAGAGATTTCAGTATCTGTCAATGGAACTTCAAAGTCAGCTCCAACATAACGAATTCTATGATAGTGATCCCATAATTCACCATCTTTATGAATCATTACATATACATCTGGACTCTTATGGAATCCACGAGGCATTCTTAATACATTATTAGAAATATTTTGCTTAAATTCAGCACCAGTGAATTGACGGCTATGAATTTTAAGACGTTTCTTGTATAAATCATTGAATAACTTAGAGTTATATCGACTTATATATCTAATACCGGAGTTTACATTATCTTCATACTCAGTATCGCCTTTATATTTGAAATCAAAGTCTCTGCCTAGAGCAGTTGTATCTAGTTGAGGCATTTCGTTTTCTTTTTCAGCTACTAAGTGTTTAAGAAGAGTTGTATTTTCAGGAATAGTAATATTACTTAAGTTATGGTTAGTAATATCTCTATAGAAGTATTTGATATCCAAATCATAATCGATTGGATCTCCATTATTCATAGAAATTAAGTTAAGATTCTTAACTTCTGGATCTAAATCTTTATCAAATAAAGAATTCTTCCAGCATAAGAAGTTATTATTAGTTAACTTGAATTTAGAATTTACTCCTAAATCGTAATTAACTAATTTACCACCATTAAGAGTCTTGATGTTACCATAAGTAACACCCATCTTTTCAGTATCTAAACTATAAACAGTTGCACCAAATCCAGATAGTGTACCATCATCAGCAAATCGGAATAATTCTTGATAACCGCCAGGGATACGTCTGGATTCAGAATAACTCATATATGTATAAGGGAGATTTACTATAGCTACTTTTTCGATATGAAGACCATTAACATCTTCAGTCTTCATTTCATCAGCTACAATATATGTATATTTGGAGTTACGAACAACACGGAATGAAGACCATTTAATATGATGACCATTTACAAAAAGCATAAATGGATATACTAAACCTTCATTAACCGCATCAGTCATTCGTTTATCAAAGTTAATATTTTTTCTATTAACTTTTAGAACTCTATATCGAACACCAGTTACTCGTAAGATGAAACCTTTTGTTTCATAAGTTACATATTTACGAATACCATCAGCAACGTAGTAGTTTGTCTTCTTCCAAGTCAAGTCTACTACTTCTGGTACTATACCTTTTTGAATACTAGAAATATTAGTTGTGGAATAATTCTTAAGTTGATCAACGTAGTTATAAACTTCGTTATCGTAAAGCTTCATAATAATTGCCTCCCGTTTCTAGAATACTTTTTACATATTCTGGAAGACCACGGTTAGTAACTTTTTCAATAGTAGATTGATTATTCAAATAGCATCCAATATAAGCATTAGTCATCATAGAAGAGAATGCAGGGAAATATTCCAATGCGAATAAAGTGGATGGAGTATATAATTTAACCCAAGCAGCAATAACTGCTTCAGTAGTTAATTTTTGTAATTTCAATGCTTCACGAAGCATCTTAACAAAGTTATCAATATTTCTGAAGGAGTCTTTATCAATATAAGTTTCAATTAATTCAACTTCACGTTCAGAGATACGAGCAATTTGTTTAGAGAAGTCTGTATTGTTTGCATATTCATAAGTATCTTTAGCACCACCCATAATATTACGAATGAAATATTGGGAAGCTAAGAATACACAACGATTATGAATATTGCTTACAGAGTTAGTTTTGAATAAATAATTAATTACATTATTGAATAAACTTGCAAATGCATAAGAACCAGCTTTGATAGTAGAAGATTTAGAAATGATTCCACGATAGCCAGAGAAGTACATCAAGTTTACAGATGCGTCTAATAAGTAAGCAACTAATTGTTTGATATTATTGCATACATATTTACCATCTTTTTTATCAAGAATTTGGGAGCAATCTACGTAAACAACGTATTTACCATTGCCACCTTTAACATCTTTTGCAGTAACAACACGAGTGCTACGGTTTAGAGGATGTTTGCTAATATATAGTCTAATAGATTTAGATTCCATTGCAGCCACTAAGAAGCCACCAACTTGGCTTTTCTTAACATCATATGCTACATCAGAGAATTCATCGGATTTTACGTCGATTAACGTACCGCCATGAATAAAGTTTAGAATGGATTTTTCATATTCATCTTTGTATTGCTTAAAGATGAAAGTTTCGTTTATCAGTTTACAATTCAACTGTTGTGCCATTTAGTAAACCTCCTTGAGTTATAAGAAAATATTACTACAATGTTTAAAATATGAGTGTATACACCCCTAGGGGCCTGAAGCACCTAGGGGTTATATAACACTGGAGATTAATTATTAAAATGAAATTAAACAAAAGAAAAGAGTAAACTAACAAATAGAGCTCACAAAAATCTTAAGGTTAAGGTGAATATAGTTGGCGAAACTATATTTATTATAAAGTTCCCATGAAATTTTTATAAACAGTAGTTTTTACATTAAAATACTTTATAATGATTGAGCGAGGTATTACTAAATGTCTTACTTTAATATAAATGACGATATAATTGAGACTGGAACTTATGAGCATGGAACTAATAAAGTTCCTAGTGTGACACAAGTATTACATCATATTCATGAGGATTATATAGCTAATTGGGCTAACTCTCTTGGATTCAAAGGTATAGGTTATAGAAAAGAATTAAATAGATATGCAACTGAAGGTACTAAAGTTCATAATGAAATTGAGAATTTCCTAAGAAATGGATCTCCAATGGTTTCTGGTGATAATATTAGTATGGGATTTGCATCATTTCTTAAATGGTTTTTAGATTCCGGCGTTAAAAGTGGTAAAATGATAATTCCATTGATGTTAGAGCAATCTTTCATTGGTAAATATTTTTGTGGTACTATTGATGCTGTATTACAAATAGGAGACAAAATCCATATAGTAGATTATAAGACATCTTCTACTATCGGATATAAGTATTTTATACAGCTTGCCGCATATAAATATATGCTAGATAAAGCTGGATTGCCATGTGATTATTTAACGGTATTACAATTAGATAAATACAAAGCAAATGCAAACCAATATTCTATTTCAATTAAAGACAATTCTGAATTGATAGATGAATTATTCAATGCATTTGTATATACTTTAGAATCTATGGTATCAATAAATACAGTTAAAGAAATTAAAGTATCAGATTTTAAATTTAGGAGTATCAAATGAACGAGATTAATGTATCTTCTCTTGATATTATAGCAAGAATTCTTACTATATTCATATTTTCATATATTTTAGTAATAGTCATTCAAAATGTAAGAAAATCAAAAAATAAAAAATATTCTGCTGATGAAAATTTAAATATAATCAGTCACTTCTTAGTCGTAGGAACTAGTGTGCTATCTTTGTATGCATTACTCGTAATACTCTATGAAATTATAGTTAATCGTATAGGGTGATAGATATGTCAGATAGTAATATAGACGAGGTTAGCCTCCATCTATTATTTATACAAGCTTTGGTAAAGAAGACTTCGTATGATAAGTCTAATTTAATATATAGAACTTATTGTCGATATTTATATAAGAAATCTATAAATGATATAATCAAATATATTAAAACTGAAAATATTTATGATGTATTATATGGACTTCTTTCAATTCAATGGTCTCTAAAAGATGCATATTATATATCAGAAAACTCTAGAATAGATAGAACTAAGGATAATAACTTTAGTGCTATTATTATAGAGAAAGACGATAAAAAGATACATGCTATAGTTGGGCCAATCCAATACACTGCATCTAATAAACATATTGAAGCTAATATAACTTATATAGATGATGAGAATAGAATGGCTTATACAATCAATAAATATTCTAAAGAAGATGATAATCCTCTAAAGAAATATATAGAAGATGAAATCAGGAATATTATAATTGAATTCATGAAGTCATTGATTAAAAATTCTTAATATTAATATATTATAAAT